TTAGGTTTGCAGGACAAACAGTGGTTAACCCGCTATGTAAGGTGGTTAGAGGCACAGGATGCCCGGTTTATAGGAGAACACAATGGCCGTCGGTCGTATTTCGGGTCCGTTGTTAAAGGCAAATCTGCTCCGTAATGGTGTGGACTTGGCGTTTGAAACGGATTTATTATATTTGGATGTTAACAATGGTCGCATTGGTATCAAAAAGACCAATCCTTCCTATGAACTAGATGTAAACGGTACAGTACAAGTCACAGACTGGATTGCAACAAATTCAGCAACAACAGGTAATTTAACTTTTCAAGGAAACACAATTAGTAGTACACTAGGTACTATTGAACTTACACCTTCAGGTGGTGATCCTGTAATTTACCATTCAAGAATTCAAGTTGATTCATTAGAAATGAATGACAACACTATCAGTACAATTGATAGTAATGCTCCTATCGAACTTGCTCCTAATGGAACAGGTACTATTGAACTATTAGGAAACACAAACGTCACAGGAAACTTATATGCAACTGGCAATATTACTGCTGGCGGAAATATTAATTTAGGTGATGCTGACACAGACACTGTTAATTTTAAAGCAGATGTTGTTTCAAATATTATTCCAGATGCTGATCAAATTTACACACTAGGTACTCCTAGCAAACGTTGGAAAACACTAAACTCTAGACAAGCAAATATTGATAATATTCAAATTACAGATTCAACAATTGAAACTATTGACAGTAATGCAGATTTAACTATTCGTGCTAACGGAACAGGTAAAGTAAGAATTGAAAACTTGCTTTTAAATGAAGAAGGTCAGACATTATTTGTGACACAAAACGGTGACGACGCAGAAGAAGGCACTAGTATTGACAGTGCATTTGCAACAATCAAACACGCTTTGAGTCAAGCAAGTTCAGGTGATATTATTAAAGTTTCTGCAGGAATTTATACAGAAGAATTTCCACTAGTAGTACCAGCAGGAGTCACAGTAGACGGCGCAGGCTTACGTGCAACTGTTGTTAGTCCAACTGTTGCAACAGAAGATTTAGATTGTTTTCACTTAAACAGTGCTACAACTATTCAACATTTAGCAATTAAAAATATGAAGTATAACTCGTCAAACGACACAGGTTATGCTTTTAGTTTTGATCCTGCTGGATCATTAAGTGTTCCATTGCAATCACCATATATAATAAACTGTACAGTATTAAACAAAGGTACTACAACTAGTGCTAGTGATCCTTATGGTTTTGATAGTGGAGATGCAGGACGTGGTGCAAAAATTGATGGTAGTTTAGTTTCTGCAAGTTCAATTGAAGCGGCAATGTTGTTTAATGATACTACTTTCTTTGTACCAAATTCCGTTGGTTTGTATATGACTAATGGTGCAAGATGTGAGTGGTTAAACAGTTTTGTTTATTTTGCTGACAAAGGCATTGTTGGCGAATCAGGTAGTGCTGGTAGAGGCGGCGACGGAAAAACTATTGTTGATTTATCGGGATACACAGGAACGTTTAATGTCACCGACACAGTCACTTTAACATCAGAAGACGGATCAACAGTACTAGCACAAGGTACTATTGAATCAAAAGAAACAGTTGACGGCAGATTAAGATTAACATTTGATGGTAAAGTTTCAGGTTGGTCTACAACAACTGATAGAAAAAGTAAAACTATTAACCTAACAGGAAATAGTTCTTTAAGTACTACACAGAAAAAGTTTGGTACAGCAAGTTTATACCTAGATGGCACAGGTGATTATGCAAGTGTGCCTAGTTCAAATGATTTTGGATTTGGAGAAGGAAACTTTACAGTTGAAGGCTTCTTTAGATTTGACGGAGTCACAGGAACACAATACTTGTTTGATATGAGAACAGAAGCAAGTGATAATGCAATTAGTGTTTATACTAACGGTGCTAATGTAAGAGTTGCTGTTGCTGGTAGTGATGTTATTACTGGAACAGATGTACTACTAACAAACACTTGGTACCATATTGCTGTTTCTAGATCAAACGATGGAACAAAATTGTTTGTTAACGGAAATCAAGACGGATCAACATATAGTGATACAAACAACTATGGTACAGCAAGAATGTTTGGTATTGGTGGCGACTATAATAACACAAACTTGTTTACAGGATATGTAGACGAACTAAGAGTCACTAAAGGTTTACCAAGATATTTGTCAGGTTTTTCAACACCAACAGCAGAGTTTGTTGGAGATAGCACAACAGTATTTTTAACACACTTTAATGGTGCAAATGCTAGTACAACAGTCACAGAAGATGTAGCAGTTCAAGTTGATATTTCTTCTTCAAGTGGTGGTAGTGCAACAGGCATTGAATTTATTGATCTTAAACAATTTGGTGCTGAACTAAGAGCAATTGGTAGTGCAAACGTTTACGGAAATCAAGGTGTTATTGCAGACGGCGACGGTGTTCTCCTAAGATTGATCAATCATAACTTTGGATACGTAGGCGTTGGAAAGAATTTAGAAAATGATGTTTCTAGAGTAATTCAAGCAAACGAAATTACTGAAACAAACAACGGTAAAGTATTATTCAGTTCAATTGACCAAAGCGGTGACTTTAGAGTTGGTAATGCATTTACTGTTGACCAAGAAACAGGAAACGTCACATTTGAAGCAGAAAGTTTTGATATTAGTTCATTATCTGGTTTAACATTTACTGACGGTGGAAATACAACTATTGTAGATCCTAGCAGAGTTGAAACAGGAAATATTAGAATTAGTGGTAATCAAATCATTACTACAAGCGGTGACTTAACAATTAATCCAGATGGATCATCAGATGTTGTAATTGACGGAAACTTAGTGATTAATGGCGGATTTAATGAAATCCGTGACCAAGATGGTGATACTAAAGTAAACGTTGAAACTACACTTGGTGCAGACAATGATGTTATTACTTTTGATGTTGCAGGAACAACTATTGCTTATATCGATAGTGATGGTTTACAAACAACATCATTTATTTCAGACGAAGTTAAATTAATTAACAACTCTGTACAAACATTTAGAAACGATACTAATTTAGAAATTTTTGCACACGGCGACGGATATGTAGACTTTAACAGTGATGATGCTATTAAACTTCCTGCAGGTACAACTGCTCAAAGACCGGGCACACCTGTTAATGGTATGTTTAGATATAACACAAGTTCAAACGTATTTGAATTATATGCAGACGGATTTTGGAATGCAGTTGGTGGTAGTGTAAGTGGTGTTGTTGACCAAGACTTAGACACTTATATCACAGCAGAATTAACACAAGGTAATGACGACGATACATTTAGATTTTATAATGGCGCGGCAGGACTAACAGCAGATTTAAATGCAACACGTTTTAATACTGACACAATTCACGTTAATACACTTAGTACAGAGGCTACAGATGCAGATTTAACTATTGCTCCAAACGGTACAGGTAAAGTAGTAATTGGAGATGTAGAGTGGGATCAGGGCACAAATACGATAACTAATGTAGTAAGTGATTCACAGATTAACTTTGCTGGAACAGACGAAGGATATGTGGATTTTAATGGAACATATGGTCTTAAGTTTCCAGTAGGTGATAACAACAATAGACCAGTGTCTAATCTTGCTGTAGGTTTAACAAGATATAACACTCAGCAGAGTAGATTAGAAGTGTGGGATGGTAGTGTATGGGCATCTGTTGTTGGACAACAGGGTGGTATTACATTCCAAGAAGCGGAAGAACTATCATTCTTAAACGCATTAATATATGGATAGAGAAAATAGATGGCAACGATATTAAAAAATGCAATTATAAAAGACGTAGGTCAATTACCAATTGATGCGATCAATGTTCCTGTTAATAGAAAAGTTGTAATTATGGGCATTTCACTAGCAAATACAAAAGATAGTACAGTGTTAGGAAGTGTTATGGTTAAAGACGCAGGTAGTGTTGTAGCATATTACGCAAAAGATGTTCCAATACCACCAAACGGATCACTAAGAGCATTAAATGGTAGTGAGAAATTAGTACTAGATGAATATCATACTTTACAAATTTCGTCAAGTTATGCAGATAGCGTTGACGCAGTAATAAGTTATGCGGAACAAACTTAATAGGAGATAACGATGGCAAATTATATCGGCGGAAATATGGAACAACTAATAGATGGTATGAATACCAGATACTTCTATGGTTTAAGAAAACTAGACGACGGTACAATTTACCTTGCTATTGTTGACCAATTAAATCCAAATGATCAAATTGAAATTAACGTTCCTGGTAATAGTGCAGAGAACTATAACGATTTTGATATTGGACAAGACTTTTTTGAAGGTAGAGATGTAAACCACGAAAAGGTTTATAACAACTTAAAATATGAACAATACAGATGGGATTACCAAAAGATTAATTACTACATCAACGAAGATGGAAATTTAGTCGCAAGAGTAAATCAACCATATGATTACAGTTAAATATAGGTGAGAAATAAATGGCACAGTTTAAACTAGACAGATTTACTTACAAATACAGAGGCGATTGGGCGCCTGATGTCGCATATGCACTAGATGACATTGTGACAGTTAATGGTAATGTTTACTTCTGTACAGCGGCACACACATCACAAGATGATTTTTATGGCGACTTTTTATATGACTTTACATATCCAGAGCCATATAGTGCACCAAACGGTGTTGATGACGAATTTAACCTATCTGCAAATGCTGGCGGTCAAAATACAACAGTAGACGGAACAGGAATTGACTTTACAGTCACACGAAGCGGTAAGAAATATTCTGTGACACTTGTTGCTGGTGGTAGAAACTATGTTGCTAAAGAATATTTTGTAATTCCAGGCGATCAAGTAGGCGGCGTCCGCGGAGTAAATGATGCAACAGTCACAGTAGCCACAGTTGATAATGCATACGAAGGTGCGTTAGTTGTACCTGGTGTAGTTCAAAGTTTAGAAGTTAGCGGTACTCCTGCTACTACTAGATGGGAAATTATGTCTGAAGGATATAGTTGGCAGGGTGCATGGCAAAACAGTACTTCAGTAAGTTCAATTGATCCTGAAACCGGAAACAATGTTATTACTATTACGCCTAAACTATATTACATAAACGATTTAGTAGAACGAGGCGGCATAATTTACCGTTGTACACAAGGACACCAGGCACTAACAGATGCTGATTTTGGTCACGCAAATAACATTAGATTTTGGACAACTCACGTATTTGGATCTCATTGGTCTGGAGATTGGGTTGGATTTACACCATATCAAGTCGGTGATGTTGTTAGAGCCGGCGGTTCAACTTGGAGATGTACAACTGCACACACTTCAGGAACAAATGCCGAAGGACTAGCAGGCGATCAAGGATATTGGGAAAGAATAGTCACAGGTGATGATTGGTTAAACGAATGGGCACCTGCAACAAATTATAAACCACAAGACATTGTTCGTTATGGAGGATATGTTTATAGAGCAAATGCTCAACACACTTCAACAAGTAATTTTGAAAACGAAGTAGACGTAGAAGGTTGGTGGGATTTAGTTGTTCCTGGTATTGAATACAAAGGTCTCTGGACAGCACCAACAGCACACGTTCAAGGCGGAACACCAAACACAATTAAATGGAAAGTTGGTGATATGGTTAGGCATAGTCAAGCAATTTATGTTTGTAATGCTACACATACTGTCACAGGCACTGACGAGGAAACTGATGATCCGTTATTTAGAGACACAGAATCTTATTGGAATTTATATGTTGCAGGAATGGCATATGAAGAACAATGGAACGCAGATACAAATTACCAACCCGGTGATATTGTTGAATATGGTGGATATACATACTATTGTAAAACGTTCCATACTAATAAAGTTCCTTCAGTAGAAGTAAATGATTGGGAACTTTTAAGTGAATGGTATAATTTTAAAAATGATTGGTCTGCGGTACAACCTTATAAAGTAGGTGATGTTGTAAGAAATCACGGTTATTTGTACTGGGCAGTTATCGACAACGTTGGTAGTAAACCAGACAGCGGTATTAAAACAGATGTTAGTATTACATTTGGAACAGCCTTTAATTGGGACGGAGTCACAACACCAAATAAAACTTATACACGTGGCACTACATTAATTTTAGATCAATCGCATAGTTCAAACGATTCTCATCCAATTTATCCAGCAGATACAACAGACGGATTCTTAAATGTAGCAGATGGTGGTAATGAATTATTTACTGGAGTGCAAACAACTTATATTTTAGATGACGAAATTGTAGCAAGTTTAGAAGATTATAATTCAGGATTTAATACAGCAACAGTTAGACAAGTTATTGTTAAACTTGAACCTGATTGTCCAGATGCAATTTATTTTGCAGATTATAATAACACAGGATCAAGTGGTGTTCAAGTAATTTCAGTTAGTGGAACATCTAATTGGGATTTATTAATGCCTGGTGTTTCTTTTAAAGGACCTTGGAATGATTTTGATGCAGACTCTACACTTAATGCATACGAATTAGGCGACATTGTACTTTGGGCAGGAACTGCTTATCAGTGTATTAGAAGACATGATGCTAATAGTGCTAATAGTAGACCGGATCAAGATACAAGAAAAACTATTCCAGTATACTGGAAAGTATACGTACAAGGTATTAGAACAAACGTACTTGCAAGACCTGGCGATATTAAAACTTACAGTGCAGGATCAAATGAGCGTTTAGAAATTGGTGACCTAGGAACTGTACTTAAAGGTTTACCACAAACAAATGCAGACTCAAGTTTAGGACAAGGTCCACAATGGGATCTTTTAGGAGATTCTAAAAATAATTTTTATGTAGCACTTGACGGTGTTGACGAAGCAACACGCGGCGCCACAAAACAAAATCCGTTTAGAACTGTTAAGTATGCACTAGATCACATTGCAGGTGATACAGTAAACAGAACACCAGCAACAGTATTTGTTTCAACTGGTGAATTTAAAGAAATATTACCTTTAAAAATTCCTGCTAATGTTGCAGTAGTTGGAGATGAATTAAGATCAACTAGAATTGTTCCGGCCGCAGGATACGAAGGAACAGATATGTTCCACGTAAAGAATGGTTGTGGTATTAGAAATTGTACTCTACAAGGCCTTGTAGGAACTATGAGTGCTGTTAACGAGTTTGGCACTAAACGTCCAGTAGGAGGACATCCTGCGTTTGTTAGTTTAGATCCAGGAACAGGTCCAAGTGATAGTAATGTGTGGGTCACATCTAAATCTACTTATGTGCAAAATGTCACAACATTTGGTACTAATTGTGTAGGAATGAAAATTGACGGTGGGTTGCATTTAGGTGGTAATAAATCTATTGTTGCTAACGACTTTACACAAGTAATAAGTGGCGGTATTGGTATTTGGGTCACTAACGGTGCATTATCAGAACTTGTATCAGTGTTTACATATTATTGTCATATTGGATACTTGTCTGAAGCAGGCGGAAAGATTCGTGCTACAAACGGAAACAACTCATACGGTGATTACGGTTCTGTTGCTGAAGGGTATGACTTATTAGAAACACCAATTACAGCAAATGTAAACAACAGAGATAATGACGCAACAGTATCAAACGTATTAACAGATTTAGACAACGAAATTTATTTGTTTGGTTATGCACACGCTGGACAAAATTATACAAGTGCAGATATTGATGCATTTTCAGGTACTGGTTCTAACTTAGAAGCAGAATTTAAAGAATTTAGAAACAAATCACTATCACAAGTTAGAATGCTTGATCCGGGTGATTCATCTACACCTGGTGGTTCAGGATTTAGTATTACTACAGGTCAGTCACAAGGTGGAACAGGTTCTACACTTTTATTAAGTGCAACTGATACTGTTGAAGATAGTAGTGGTGTTTATGATGGAAAGCGTATTTTTATTACGCAGGGTAAAGGTAAAGGACAATACGGTTATATCCAATCATACGATCCGTCAAGTAAAGTTGCATATATTCTAAGAGAAAGTGACGACTTACCAGGTTGGGATCATTGGATTCCAGGGACTCCAATTCAAACAAGTCTTGACGATACTGCATTTTATCAAATTGAGCCAAGAGTTGAATTTAGTAAACCTCCGTTTGCAACTGAAAGCATCAATGTTAACACTCCATTAGACTATAAAAAAGTTGTGTTTGGTAATAATAGATACGTTGCTATTGCACAAAGTGAATTTGGTAATTCAGGAACAGATCAGTTTGTTTATTCTACAAACGGTACTAGTTGGACTGCCGGAAATATGGATGGAAGTAATCTTCCACAATCAACCGGTCGTTGGTCTTGGCAAGATTTAGATTACGGTGGCGGTAAGTTTGTTGCTGTTGCTAAAGAAGGTATTGTTGCGGTATCAAGCGACGGCGAAAACTGGACAATGTACGAGGTCACTAACGATAGTACAGGAGTTCAAACAAGATATATTGCATTTGGTGATAACCCAACAATTGAGCAGACATTTAAAGTCACAGTTTCTGTACCTGGAGACAATCCACTTTATCACTTTGATGGCGCAGTAAATACTGCTCCAGATATTTCTGTTGTTGAAGGAAATACTTATACGTTTAATCAAAACGATGGCTCAAATAACAACTGCCCAATTTATTTTAGTTCAACTCCGGAAGGTATTAATGGCGGCGGCGACGAATATACAGAAGGCGTAAAATATTATCTTAATAATAAACAAGTTGCAGATTTAGCGGCTTATGTATCAGGATTTAATGCGGCGCAAACAAGAAAAGTAGTATGGACAGTACCCAACTCGTTAGTTGGTGTTCCTATGTATTATGTAAACTATAATAGTACAGGATCAGGTGTACAACCAGATAGTTCGTATGCACTTGTAAGAGTTGATGGGCGTTCAGAATGGTTAGTGACATCAAACGGCTCGCCTGAATATTTCCAAAGTTTAGATTATGGCAATACATGGACAGCAGGACAATTACCGTCAGCAGAAAGTTTTGACGGCGGCGTTAGAGGAATGGCATACGGATCCGGCAAGTTTGTTGCAGTAGCGGGTGACTGGGATTCTTCTAAAATGAGAATTTATACAAAAACACCTGGTAATACTGAATGGGCTGAAAACTTTGTTAGCATGGGAGATATGTCAAATGTTGAAAGCATGGTTTATGGTAATAACATTTTCCTTGCAACAGAAACAAATAGCGACGATGTATGGATTAATCCAACAGGCGGCCATGGTGCGTGGTATAGACAAGAAAATGTTTTACCATCAACAGGCAACTGGTTCTTAGGATACGGCCAAGGTGTATATGTAGCATTTAAACCTAATACGGACGAATTTGCAATTTCAGAAAATGGAATTTTTTGGGAAGCAAAAACTCTTCCAACTACTGCTAATTGGACCACTTGTGGAATTGGTACTCCTGGAAACTCATGTAAATTTGTATTAATGGGAAGTGGTAGTCCTCTACAAGGTTCAGGCGAACAAAATGCTGTTGTAATTCAAGCAGGTAGAAAACCATTTGCTAGAATGTTTGTTAAAAATACAAGAGCAGGCGAGTTTTGGATTTATGATCCAGGTTCAAACTACGAAAGCGATTTATTGAATGTTAATAATACGTTTGCTGTCACATTTGGTAGAAATGCGGCAGATACAGCAGATGTTTATTTTATCGACGGAAGCGAAAACCCAACATTAACATTTACTGAAGGTAGAAGATATACTTTTGATTTAAGTGATGAATCACTTAAAAACTATGGTGGTGCAGTTGTTGACGGTGTAGTTGAAGATAACATTCATCCATTGAATATCTATCAAGATGCGGCTAAAACTATTGTTTGGTCCGATAATGTTGTATATCGTTTTGGAACAACAGTTGTAAGCAGAGACGTGTTCCTTAGAGATTTTGCAGATTATGCAAATCGTACAGTTGAAATTGAAATTCAATATGATGCACCAAGTGGTCTGTATTATGGTAGCACAGAAGATGCTGGCGCAACAGCAATTACAATTGAAGAAACAGATGCTATGAGTATGACAGTTAGTGATCCTTTAGCAACTGTTGATCCTTATGTTAAATTAAGAATTGCAAATGGTGTATTACCTCAACCTTCATTTAGAAATAGAGGTACTAAATTTAGAAGTGCAACAGCAAGTGTCACAGGCGACGGATATGCTGATGTATATCAAACAGGAAACAAAATTAAGGTCACTGATTTAACTAGAGAACCAGGTCCGGGTGCTAACTTATCAATTACAGGTATTGACGGAAAAACATATTTGGTCACAAAAGTCACTGATATTACAGGATCTGAACCAACGTTGTCAGCAACAATACAGATTAGTCCAACATTAGGAGTTGACGAGTCACCAGATCATAACACAGCACTAGTAATGCGTGAACAATACAGTCAGGTTCGTTTAACATTCCATGACTTCCTAGATATTGGTACTGGTAATAAAAATTCAACTAGATATCCTGTAAGATACTTACAAGGATTTACTGAAGCAGACGAAGATGCTGTAAAACAACAAAACGAAACAGACTTTAGTGATGGTGGTAGAGTGTTTTACTCGTCCACTGACCAAGATGGAAACTTTAGAGTAGGTGAACTATTTGAAGTTGAGCAGGCATCGGGTATTATTACTATTAATGCTGATCAGTTTGATTTATCAGGATTAACAGAATTATCATTAGGTGGTGTGACACTTGGTGGTACGGGTGCAGTAATTAAAGAGTTCTCAATTGATCCGCTGTTTGTAGCAAACAGTGATAACGTAGTACCAACACAAAAAGCAATAGCGGCATACGTTAAATCACGTATTACAGGTGGTGGTTCTAGTGTTAATGTTAACAAAGTCACTGCTGGTGTTATTACATCAGGTGATAGTGGTCAAGAAATAGATACTACCGACGGTAGTGTTATACAAGCAAAAGCAAAAATATCGTTTGAAGGCGGTGTAGGCGGTGATATGGCGGCTAGAGCGTTCTTTGCATTTGGTACTGACATTGCTATTTCAGATGATTTTGGAGGACAAGATGAGTCCGGAGGGAATACGAATGATAACTACGGAGCATAATATAATAAATAACTACGATATCGGAGCAAAACATGGCTGAATTTCTATTAGGAAGAATTAAATTTGTATGGAAAGGCGACTGGACAACCAGTACAGCATACGTTAAAGACGATGTTGTAAGGTACGGTGGTAAAGTATATATTTGTACTGAAGCACATACCGCAGACGCTGACTTTTATGTAGATAGTGCAAACTGGAATACGTTTGCTGATGGTTCTGCATGGAAGGAAGACTGGGCAACTAGCACTTATTATAAAACAGGTGATGTTGTAAAATATGGTGGTTATCTATATATTGCAAATAATGGCCACACTTCAGCCGATACAACAACAAAAGGTTTAGAGTTTAACCAAGGCGACTGGGACACATACGCAGAATTTTTTAATTATACCGGCGCTTGGGCAACTAGCACAAGATATAAAGTTAATGATATTGCCAAGTATGGCGGAACAGTTTATGTTTGTATTGATGATCATACATCAAGTGCAACAGCATCTTCAGACAGTGATGGTTTAGAAAACGACAACGATGGTAAAGCATTAACAATTGATTCGATATCAGCGGCAAACGTTTCTAGAAGTCAGGGAACATATACAGGAATTACACCAACAGACGGTTCTGGATCAGGATTAGTTTTAGATGCCACAGTTGATAACATTGGTGGTGTTGCGATTACATTAACAAGCAATGGTACAGGATATGCAGTTGGCGATGTATTAACAATTACTGATGCACAACTTGGTGGTGGTGGCGCTCCTAATGTGACATTTAGAATTGCTTCAGTTGCAGACAGATGGAATATTTTTACAGAAGGTTTTGAATGGAAAAACAACTGGGCAATTTCAACTAGGTACAAACTAAATGACCTTGTTAAGTATGGTGGTCAAATTTATGTTTGTATTCAAGGCCACCAGTCTGCAACAGATTTAGCAGATGGATTAGAAGTAGATCAAGCAAAATGGCAACACTTTCATAAAGGTATTGAATACAGAGAAACTTGGTCAACAGGTACACGTTATAGAATTAATGACATTGTAAAATATGGCGCAAATATTTGGATTTGTACAGCGGCTCATACAGCAACTAATAGTTTTGCAACAGATGAAGGCAATTGGTCAATTTTTGTTCCAGGATTAGAATACGAAGATTCGTGGAGCAATGGTGAAGTTTATCAACCAGGAGACATTGTCACATACGGCGGTTATTCTTATATTGCAAATACTAACAACACTGGTAAGCCACCGTATGCAAACGCAAACGATTGGAAGTTATACCTAAAAGGTTATAACTTTAGAGGCGACTATGGTGACGACTCTTCATTACAAGATTATCTAGTAGGAGATGTAGTAAGACTAGGTGGATACACTTATATGTGTATTCAAGACCATCAAGGTGTTGCAAAAAATCCTGCAAGTGAAACAACTTTTTGGACAAAATTAAACGAAGGTTTTGCTTGGAAAGGCAACTGGACAAACATTACAGATTATGTATTAGGTGATGTTGTTTACTATGGTGTGAACTCATACGTAGTAATTCAAGCACACCAATCAAACCAAGCAATTGGTCAAAAGCGTCCTGACTTAGATGTTTCAGGTACCTACTACAAATTATTAGCAGGTGGTGCTGAAGGTTCTAACTTAACAACAGACGGTGACCTATTAATTTACAATGGTGCAGGTCCTGCACGTTTACCAATTGGTGAAGAAGGACAAGTATTAACAGTTGACACAACTGGACTACCAGCATGGAAATACTGGGGCAGAACAGACCACGTTTATTATGTTGGTCCTGATGGTGTTGACGGCGCATATCCAAATAGAGGTTCTACACTTGATAGACCTTTTAAATCTGTAAGATTTGCTTGTGAAGCAATTGAAAAAGGTGTACTAAGACCTAATGCAGTACAACTATTAAAAGAGAATAGACAATTTATTCAAAGAGAAATTGTTGAATGGACAGATTATCAAATTGCAAATGACATTGCACCATTTACTAGTGCTTTCTCATATGACAGTGCAAAATGTTATAGAGACATGGGCATTATTATTGATGCTGTTATTTGGGATTTATCACATGGTGGCAATACAGAATCAAGAAAAGCCGCATATGCTTACTTTACAAAAGCAGGCGGAAGTTATATTAACGGTCAAGAATCAGAAACAGTTGCTTCTATTAACTACGGTATTGAAGTAATTGATGCTGTTATTAGCAGTCTTGATCCGGCATCAAACTACCAAACATTAAACAGTTATACACCGGCAATTACACAAAGAAAAGATACTGCTCTTGTTGAAGAATCTGAAGCACAGAGCGTTATTGAAAGTTTAGTTGCAATTATTACTGATGCTATTACAGCAGGTAGTGCATCAGGTATTCCAACAGAAGAACAAGTACAAAAAACTGTGTTTGTTAAAACAGGAGAATATAAAGAAGTTCTTCCTATTAGAGTTCCTGCAAATACAGCAGTTGTTGGTGACGAATTGCGTTCAACTAGAATTCGACCAAGTGAAGATACTGACTACGTTTCAAGAAGCGATGTTGATTACAGTTTAGCAGGTATCACAAGAGTACAAGGTTTACTAAGCGATATTATTCAAGGTAGTGCTGTCACTAAAACAGGTACTAACACACAATCACAAGTACAAGCACTTCCGTATGGTACTGCAACAGAAGGTACTGCGGCCGTAGCAAAACTACAACACGTACTTGATTATATCACTTACTATGCAGGTAATGATTCGCAAGACTCTACTGCTCCTACATTAACAACAGGACAGTCAACACTAAGCATTAATTCAATTACAAAGGCAGACCCTTGTGTAATCGAAACAACATCAGCACACGGTTTACAAGATAGAACACTAGTAAACATTAAAAATGTAAACGGAATGATAGAACTAAACGACAGAATGTTCTATGTAGATGTACTTACAACTACAACGTTTGCATTATACGAAGATTATAAAATGACTATTGCATTAGATAGTTCGACGTTTGAAGAATACACTTCTAATGGTACTGTTTATTATAACGGTAATGTAAGAAGTACAGATCAAAACGTACATAATGCAGTTAGACAGTTAACGTTAAACAAAGATTTCCTAGCAGAAGAAGCAACTGCTTATATTACAGCAACATATCCTTCATATACTTACAGTGTTGCAAGTTGTAAAGACGATGTTAAAGATTATATCGACGCTGTAATACATGATTTAACATACGGTGGCACATATGCTTCACATTATGCGGCAAGATTCTATGCAAACGCAGTTGAAGGTTCAGTCACAGAAGATATGTTCTACTTAAGAAACGGTTGTGGTTTACGCAACTGTTCATTAAACGGATTAACAGGTGTACTAGGTACTGCTAACTCATATGGTACAAAACGACCAACAGCGGGTGCGTTTGTATCGCTTGATCCAGGCTGGGGTACAGCAGACGATAGAACATGGATTATTTCTAAGTCACCTTATGTACAAAACGTTTCAAACTTTGGTACAGCGTGTGTTGGATTAAAAGTTGACGGCGAACTACACGATAGCGGCAATGACTCAATTGTTGCTAACGACTTTACACAAATTTTAAGTGATGGTATTGGTTGTTGGGTCACTAACCTAGCAAGGGTAGAATTAGTTTCCGTGTTCTCATACTACGGACACATTGGATACCTAGCAGAAAACGGCGGTAAAATCCGTGCTACAAACGGAAACTCATCTTATGGTACATATGGTTGTGTAGCAGAAGGGGTAGACGCAACAGAAACAGTAATTAGTGGTACAGTTAATAATAGATATTCTGAAGCATTAATCGGTGATGTACTAACAGACCAAAATGAAATTTTAACTTTCTTCTATGATAATGCTGGTATTAACTATGAAACATCAACTTACACAGTCACTGGCGACGGTGTTAATGCTAATATCTTAGGTGATGAATATAGAGACCAAGCAGTATTTGATATTAGAATGTTAAACACAGACGTTGACGCAGATGGTGAAGGCGACTTTGGTGGTGCTGATTATGGTTATGCAAATAATACTGCACAAACAGGTGATACTACTAAAATTAGAATTTCAAATACAGACACTGCTAACACAGGTGACTATGATGGAATGAGAATTATTCTTACAAGTGGTTTAGGTGTTGGACAGTATGGATTTATTGGACAGTTTAATGCTGGTAATAAAGATGCAACAGTGTTTAGAGAATCAGACGGACAACCTGGATGGGATCATTTTATTCCAGGAACTGCTATTTCAGAACTACTAGACGGAACAACAAAATATGTTATTGAACCAAGAGTTGAAATTAGCGAACCTCCATTCTCAAGTGCTCAACAAAGTTATGGTGTAAGTCTACAAAGTAAACGTAATAATATGGCATACGGTAATGATAGATTTATTATCGCAGGTTATAACACCAATCAAACAGTTTATTCACAAGATGGTGCTAGTTGGTCAGCAGGGGGAACACTACCTGCTACTGGAAAATGGGTAGGATTAAGTTATGGTGCTGGTGAAGATAGTACAATGACTTGGGTTGTTCTTAAAGAAGATTCAACTGATGCGGCATATTCAACAGATGACGGTGCTAGTTGGTCTAGTGCAACACTACCAGCAACAGCAACATGGTCAGCAAGTATCTATGCAAAAGCAGTATATGTAGCAGTTGCATCAGGTGGAACACAAGCGGCATACTCCGCAGACGGTGTGACATGGACTTCAGCAACATTACCATCAACAGGCAACTGGAAGAAAATTATTTACGGTAGAGACGAATTTATTGTAATTGGTGATGGTGCTACATACTTGCAATCGAGCAATGGTATTGATTGGAACTCAAAAGCATTTCCAGCATTTACTGACACAAACACAAACGTAAAAGATATTGCATATGGTAATGGTCGCTACTTAATGATTGGCGATAAAGGAACACAAGGTTATTATAGTCTTGATGGTTCTAACTGGGTTGAAACAGAAATTGATACTACTGCTGATTCATCAATTGGTGGTGGCGACGGATACTTAGAATACGGACAAGGTGTATTCCTTTGGTTTGCGGCAACAAACGGTCAAATCAAATCAACTTATAACGTAGGTGGCGCAGACGCTTCTAGAACAGAAGGTTCTTACACAATTACTACAAGTGATTGGACATCAGACGGTAGTGGTGCTAACGCAGAATTTACAGTTGATGTAGATGGAACAGGTGCGGCAACTATTACAGTTGACAGACTAGGACAAGGATTTGTTGTTGATGAAACAATTACTATTCTTGATGCACAGTTAGGTGGCGGTGGAGCCGTTGACTTAACATTTGATGTTGAAACAATTATTGATACTTCACAAACATCATTAACAAAAGACGGTATTAGTTGGAAAGGTAAAACAAACGGTAAAACAGATGGTGTATATTCTGCACTAGCATTTGGTAATCCTGGACGTAGACCTACATGGTTTGCACTACAGAGTGGTTCAGGAAACGGTGCATTAGTAAGAGCAGGTGCTCAAGCATTTGTTAGAGCAAGAGTAGCAACTGGTAAAATTCCAGGAATGAGAATTTGGGAACCAGGTTCAGGCTATTCTTCAACACCAAACATTACAATTACTGATCCAAGCAACACAATTGAAGCACCAGTACAAGTTAGAGTTGGAGACGGCGCACTTGCTAATCCAACAATTCTAAACAGAGGTGAAGGGTACGAAACTGCAAGTGCTACTGTTTCAGGTAGCGGTACTATTGACAAGTACCAAAACGGTTCAAACATATTTGTTGAAAATTTAACAGAACCACCAAAAGCAGGTTCAAACGTGACATTTGACAACTTACCAGGCGAATATTACAAACTGGTTGTTGTTAGAGAATTAACCGGACCAAATGCACAAGGACTATATGCGTGTAAATTGCAAGTGTCTCCGGATATTCCTGTAAACACTGCACCACCACACGCTGATCCAGTAGAAATGCGTATTAGATATTCTCAAGTACGTCTAACTGGTCATGACTTCCTAGACATTGGTACAGGAAACTATACACAAACTAATTATCCTGGCATTCCATTACAGAATCCAGTTCCTGCTAATGAAACAGTTGTTGGTGGCGGCGGTAGAGTGTTCTTTACATCTACTGACCAAGACGGAAACTTTAGAGTAGGTGACTTGTTCTCGGTAGAACAGTCAACAGGTGTTGCAACACTAGATGCTGATGCATTTAACGTTGCAGGTCTAAACGAACTTTCATTAGGTTCAGTTGAACTTGGTGGAACAGGCGCTGTTATTACTGAATTTAGTACTGACGGCACATTTGCGGCAGATTCGGACAGTATTGTTCCAACACAAAAAGCAATTAGAACATTTATTAATGCTCAAATTGGTGGCGGTAATTCCGAATTGAACGTAAATATCTTGACAGCAGGTGTTATTGAAATTAAAGAAGATCAAATTGATACCACTACTGGAGTTGAGATTAAAGTCAAAGCCAAAATGAACTTTACAGGCGGCATTGACGGTGATGCAGTAGCATTACAAAGGTTTTTATTAAGTTAAACAAAGGAGAAAAAAACAATGGCAACAGGAAGATTAGGTGCAAACTCGTTAGCGGCAGGTGTTAATACCACTGCTTACACTGTTCCTGCCAGCACATATGCCGTTGTCACGGTATCTTTTTGTAATAGATCTAACACAGCCGCGTCACTAAGACTTGCGGTTGCATCGGCAGATACGCCAACAGATGCTGAGTGGGTAGAATATGACACTGAGATCATGGCAAAAGGAGTTCTAGAAAGAACAGGTTTAGTGCTAGATGCAGGTAAGAAGATCGTAGCATACTCAAGTGCGGATGCGACATCCGTAGTAGTGATGGGTATTGAAACTGCGGCGTAATGGCTAAATACAATTAGAAAAAGGAAACTACAATGGGAAGATACATTACAACTACTGGTACAAGCGGTGCAGTAATTGTTGAAGCAAGCGGAGCGTTAACTGCAAGAGTTAATGACCGTATTTTAGCAGATACAAGCGGTGCGGCATTTACCATTACTTTACCGGCTAACGCAAGTTTAGTTAAAGGTGATACTATTCAAATAGTTGATGTCACTGGTTCATTTGGTACAAACAACTGTACAATCGCTCGTAATGGTTCAAAAATTCAAAACTTAACAGAAGATTTGACTTTGAACATTAACAACGCTGTTGTGACAATTATGTACTCTGGTGCAAACTATGGTTGGGTATTGTTATCATCATAATACTTAGACTTGTGATTAACGTATAGGGGATTTAAATGGCAAACTTAAAAAGTTTACTAGACAAAGCATTAAAAGAGGATTTCGATACTGATAATCCGTCGATGCCTAAGTGGAAATACGACGATTGTACTGTTGCATTTGCTACAACTTGTGGAATCACTCATGCTAGAGATGAATGTAAACACGAGTTTTGCTGGACACCTGAACCTGACATTCGTTTTTTAAGAATTGAAATGTGGGGCGGCGGCGGAGGCGGTGCTGGCGTCTGTTGCTGTATGTGGGGCTTTGGTGCTGGATCAGGTGCTTATGCTAGATTAGATTGTATTAATGTACAGAGTTGTAAGACAGAATATAGAATTTGTATTGCTCCACCGGCTTGTTGTTCACCAAATAGAGACTGTGGATACAGAGGTTGTAAAACCTACATTAATAATGGATACATGACAAGAAACGATCAACTTACAGCAGTGACTAACTTCTGTGCAGAAGGCGGACAACCAGGCGATTCTAAATGCTTTATGTTTGAATGTTTAGATAGCCAATGTTCTTGTGGTACAAGCGGTTGTGGTACATTTATGGATCCAAGATATGAAAATTGTTGTGCTTGTTGGTTCGACGCTGACTTCGGCTTCCCAGGAAGATTAGGCGGAATACAAACACATCAAAAAGATAGCAACGCTTGTTGGTATAAGCACTTAAACATTCTACCAGGAATGCTTGACCAGTGCGGATATAGATATGACTTTATTAGATTCTGTGCATATAACCACCATGGTTCATTTGCAGGTTGTGCAACAGGACGAGGATTAATGGGTGCTGGTGATGATCACCACGCGGCACCAGGTAAAGGTGGTTCTTCAGGATCTGCACAAGGTGGCAACTGTTATTGCGGTGGCCCAGGCGGACCAGGCTTTGTAAGGATTAACTTAACGTAAGGAAGGAATGGAATGGCAACTTTAAGATCATTAATTGGCTCAGTATCCGTAGAAGATTTAAAGCCGATGGAAAAACAATGTACAATGACATTCAGACCTTTCTGTACTTGTTATTGTGATTCGTCATACGGTGATACGTGTATGCTTTACTGGTGTGTACCACAAGGCATGACCTGTCTAAAAATGGAAGTATGGGGCGGCGGTGGCTCAGGTGGCGGCTCGTGTGGATGTTCAGGCGGACCTCCAGGCGGTTCAGGTGCATGGGCATATAAATGTTTAAATTCAGGTGACGGAGATTTTAGTCCGGGTGATTGTTATAATCTTTATCCAGGACCTGCTACTTGTTGTGCCCAATGCTGTTGCGGAATTTTAGGATGTAAAGGTTATATCACAGGAAACGGATTAACTAATTTCTGTGCAGACGGCGGTAATGGCGGTCAGTCGTGCTGTTTTGTACACTGGGGTGCATTTAACTGTTTAGGTAATAACTGCGGATACTATTACACAGATAGAATGTGTTGTTTGTGTTGCAGATGTTATTACGGTGCTGACGGTGGATCACCAGGAAGACCAAGTGCTACATGGGCACAATGTACTTGTGGTGCGTGTTGGTGGAAAATTTTATATCATTATCCAGGCGGATTAAACAACATGACAGGCGGATTTACAAGTACACAAAATAACGGTAATGCTTGTAATCAGGAATGGGCAAGATGTAATCCGGTTATTGGACAATGGACAACTGGTAGAACATCTGGTTGGACTCCAGGATTAGGTGGACCAACTGCTACTGCTTGTGGTGACGGATGCTGTTATGGCTTCCCTGGTACTGCAGGTATGGTAAGAATAACTTATAATGATTGTACAACATAAGGGGTAAATATTAACATGGCAACACTAAGTTCATATGTAAGCGAATTAAAGTTAAATCAAGGACAGTCAGTCACAGATTTGCCTAATGGATGTACATTTATATACAAAAGACACTGCTTTAACGGCGACAATGCACACGATAACTATCAGTTTGATTGTTGTTTTGCATTTATTGTTCCTGCAGATGCAGTAAGAGCAACATTTGAAACCTTCGGAGGCGGAGGCGGAGGTGGTGTATCTTGTTGTTGTATGAATGGTGCACCAGGTGGTGGCGGTGCTTATGCACGTAAAACTATTTCAGTATCACAGGGATGGTGTTATGATTTATGTTTAGGACAACAAAGTTGTTGTCACAACGGTAGAAATGGATTTAGAGGATGCCGTTCAAGAATTAGTGGTTGTAATGTTAATATGTGTGCAGGTGGTGGTAAACCAGGCTGTTCATTCTGTTTCCCAGGTTGCGGATGTTATGTGACAGGTTATTGCTGTTGCCGTGCTTGGAACTGTAATTGTTGTATTAACGATAACCCTGCTGAAGCAAGTGGTGGTGACTTTATGGTATGTGGTGTACGTGGATGGATGCAACACAGAGCCTGTGGCGGACATTGCTGTCACAAGATTCACTTCCCATATCCAGGCGGATTATTTAACAAGTGCGGTGGTACAGTTGGTGTACAAGGCGGCGATAGAGGCTTTAGTACATTTGTTAACTGTGCGGCGGCAGACTATACAGGTTTTGCTAGACTACACTCACAGTATGTTCCAGGACAAGGTGGAGCAACTTACGTAAGATGGTCAGGCGGATGTCACTGTGGTTCATATGGAACTCCAGGAATGATTAGAATTACATGGTATACATCATAATTAAAGATATAGGATAGAAAATGGCAGTTAAAGAAATTACATTTACATTTGAATATGATATTCCAGACAAGTATTTGTATCAAACAAACGAGTTGGGTTTGACTACTACTTTTACCTATACTGGTCCGGCAAAGTTATGGATTGTTTGCAATTCAGAAACAAATAGAGTTATGCCAGAAAATGGCTGGATTGCAGATGACGGTGATCCAAACACACAAGAACAACAAGAATTACAAGCCGGAGCCGGCGCTTATGCAGTATTAGTAGATGCAAAAACAGATCCTGTACTTGCTTCTGCATTTAGTATGAACATTGATCAAGCAGATTATCCTCAAGTAGAATTTACTAGAGAACAACAAGATGCTAGTGATACAACAGTATACTATTCAAGAGCGGCTAATCCTACTCCAGATCATACATACGAAATTGGAGAAATTACTTATGATCCAATTAATAAAGTATTCAATAAACCATATCCGTGGAAAAAACCGCACATGACATGGGATGAATTATGGAGCGGTAAAGATGCAATTATTGCTTCAGCACAATCAAGTATTACTGATTTAACACGTGATAATGCTGATGGTGAATTTGACGATGTTATTGCTGATTTAAATGACTACATTGATGAGTTAAATGGACTTGAAGAAAAATTTCCATCAACACATTGGGATCCATGGATGGTTCCATTTCCAGATGATCCAAGAGTTGATACAACAGAAAACAGTGTTGTACCTGAGGAGGATAGATAATGAGCGAACATCCATCATGGCTACCTAAAGTAAAAGTTGAATTTACATATGATGTTCCTGATAAGTTTGGATATCAAACTAATGACTTAGGTAAGACTGGAACATTTACATACGAAGGCCCTGAAAAAATTTGGGTATTTATTAACAAAGAAACATCATTGCTTGAAGTGGGCATGGATGCTTTTGCATATGATCCTGAGAACAAAAGTCAAGAAGAAGAAATTGAACGTTGGGCAGGACAAGGACACGATGCTATTTTAGTTGACGCTACTAAAGAACCTTTGTTGGCAACATTATGTTGGATGGACATGGGGGATGAAGCAAATTATCCTTGTAAAACATGGAAAATTGATGGCGATGATACTGTATACTATTGGAAATCAGAACCTCTTATTCCAAATGAAGCATATGCTCAAGATGAAATCAAATACGATTTTGATAAAAAAGAATTTGTTAAACCATTTCCGTGGGAAAAACCTTCAATGAACGAAGAATTATTCTTACAAACCCGCGATAATCTAGTTTGGCATTGTGAACAAGAATTAATTAATGATGAAAGCCTGTCAGATCCTGCTAATGCAGAACACAGACAAAAGGTAGTTGATCACATTGCAGAACTTAAGAATCTACGCAACAAGTTTCCTGTAGATGAATGGGATCCATGGATGGTGCCTTTTCCAGATAACCCAAGAGGTGATATCCTAGAAGGTAATCCTTTTGAGCGTGACGAAGCAAACGATCCAGAACGTAAGTTTTAACTAACCACTTTCTAATCCACTAAAAAATATGCCCGGTAAATATTCGTACGAATAGTAATTTACAAGGGGCTTAAATGACGACTAGATCAACAGCATTTTTTATTAACGGTGGCGCTGGCCGTGTAATTGCTTCTATTCCAGCATTGGAAAAATTTAGAGAAGCAAATCCAGACGATGATTTTATTATCGTTTGTGAGGGTGGTACTGAATTTTACAAAGGACACCCGGACTTAGACAAACGTGCATACGATTTGTGGCACAAACACTTATTCAATGACAAGATCAAAGATAGAAATTGTGTAAGTCCAGAACCATACAGAAATTGGTATTATTATAATCAAAAGGCAAGTTTAGGACAAGCCTTTGATATGATTATTAATAATCTTGATGAACCAAGAGAACTATCAATACCTACAATTAAGTTAAATCGAGAAGAAGTTCTTAATGGTGAAATTACACTTAATGAAGTAAGACAAATTACAGGAAAAGAAAAAGTAATTATTATTCAACCATTTGGTAGAGGTGTTAGTTATAGAGATGGTGTGTTTAATGATAGCACATCAAGAAGTATTGAATATGAAGATCTAGTCAATCTAATTAAAAAATTACAGAAAAAGAATCACGCAGTGATGGTTATGGCCGAAATGCCTATTGATTTTAGTGTTGCGAAAATCGAAGTCCCGGTTCCAATTCCGCAAGGAATTACACTAAGACAATGGGCAGGTCTAATCAAAGGCTGTGATTATTTTATTGGTTGTGATAGTGTTGGACAACATATTGCCCATGCTACTGATACACCAGCAACAGTAATTACAGGAAGTACATATCCTATTAACATTTCACACGTTAACCATAAAAAGTTTGATATTATTGATCTAGGTGAAAAAGAAAGAGAATATGCTCCTATTAGAATTACACCTGACGAAATGTGCGACAGAATCAATGACGGTATTATGAAGATGTCTGAAGCACGAGTTGAAGAAGTTGTTAAGAGTGTACAAAATGGACTTAAAAAATATCCAGCAAAACAAACAGAAATTAAAATGAAAGCACAGTTGCAAGGTGAAGGCCAGCAACAGCAAGGTGAAGTTTGTCCTGTGCATGGCGTAGTACACGAACACGGACATCAACATCATATGCCACAGCAAGGTATGCCAATGATGGCTCCTCCGCAGGCTATGAATGAAGCAATGGCGGCATCAACTGCAATGAGTTCACAGTTTGGTGTTGTACCACCTAAATTTAATCCAAGTGCTACCAAGGAGAAATAATGAGTAAGAAACCAGTATGGATTGCAGGTATTGCCAGAGGTCATAATTCTGGTGTATGCTTGTTAAAAGACGGAGAAGTAGTTTTTTCTGTAGAAGAAGAAAGACTTTCTAGACAAAAGTATGACGGCGGCCCTTTTGCCTCAATGATTAAAATTAAAGAGTATACAGATAAAATTGACTATCTTGTAGTTGCTCATACGCAAAATCTAAAAGAAACAGCACCTAAAGTTGATTATACAGGTGACGATGTTTATACAGGTCTTGCAAGAAAAATTGGTTTAATCAATAGAAAAGATAACCCATATGAGCATAGTCAAGTTATTGACATGAGTTTTGTTCACCACAAACTACACGCGGCACTGGCGTTTTATCGTTCAGGTTTTGAAAAAGCAACAGCAGTCGTAGTTGACGGTGCTGGCACTTTCATTCCATTAAACTTTAATGGCGAAATGATTATGGGTTGGGAAACTGAAAGTATTTTTACTTGTGACTACCCAGGAAACTTTAAAACTATTTGGAAACATATTGGTGTACAACAACCTAGTGTACACTTAGTAAATCCAAACTTTGATAGTTCAATGTACAACGAAGATGGTACACATACTTGTGTAATTACTGACGGAGCAGGTATTACTAAATCTTATGAAGCAGTCACAGAATATTGCGGATTTAGTTCTATTGAAGCAGGTAAGACTATGGGACTATTTCCATATGGTAAAGAGAATGATAAAATTCCACCATTGTTTAGTAATGAAGGTAAACATCCAACTGTTAATAGACAGTTGATTATTCCTAACTATCCAAATGGCGCAATGGTTAATAGACTTGCATACGATTTCTTAGAAGAAGATATTGATATGCAAAAATCACAATCTAATATGGCAGATAGAACATATTTAACAAACCGTAGAGATATGGCTTATGCTGTGCAAACACAAACACAAGATCAAGTTGTTAATCTAATTAGACGTGCTGTTGAAATGACAGGTGAAAAGAATATTGTTATTTCAGGAGGTTATGCACTCAATTGTGTTGCAAACTATCACTACTTAGATGCATTAAAAGATGAAGGAATTAACATTTATGTTGAGCCTGTTTCAAACGATGCAGGTACTGCAATGGGTGCGGCAATGTTTATTCATAGAAGTATTACACAGGACAATACAGTTTCTCCTATTACACACAAACTTTATCTTGGTCCTAAATACGAATACACCAATGAAGATATTTCTAAACTTGCAGAAGAATATGAAGCAGAAGTTAGTGATGCTACACACGAAACAGTAATTGATTTAATTACAGATAAAAATATTGTTTCAATGTTCCAAGGACGTTCAGAAAATGGTCCTAGAGCATTAGGTAATAGAAGTATTCTTTATGATCCACGCGATCCTGAAGGTAAAGATCACGTTAATCAAGTAAAACGCAGAGAATATTTCCGTCCATTTGCTGGTACAATTCTTGAAGAAGATGTACACGAATGGTTTGATTTACGTGGCATGGAGAGTTCGCCTAGTATGATGTATGCTGTAAATTGCCAAGAAGGAGTTGAACAAAAAATTCCGGCAATTATTCACGTAGATGGTACTTGCCGTATTCAAAGTGTTAACAGAGATCAAAACGAACACTACTATGATTTAATTAAAACATTTAAAGATAAAACTGGAGTTCCAATTATTTTTAATACTAGTTTTAATCTAGGTGGTGAACCATTAGTAGAAACCCTAGAAGATGCTTTTTGGACACTACAACAAAGCGATATTGAATACTTGTATCTTCCAGAGCATGGTAAGTTGATTACGTTAAAGAATCAATAAATACTAACATGGAATGGTTAAAGTATTTTTTCAGTAAAGGTGCAAAAAACACACTTGCTCTCAAAAACGGCACTAATTTTTCATATGTAGGCCCGTGGCAAAAACTTGCGGGTCTGCCTATTGAAACACGATTAGATAGGTGGCATTTAGGAGAGTTTTGTGCTGTTGAATATTCAATTGTTGCTGACTATGACACATTTAATAGAGAAATTATAAAATGTATAGTCACAGCAGGTAAAAATACAGCAGATTTAACCGTATACGGACGTAGTAATCTAGGACAGCATATTTTGGAAGTAAAAGCAACAGTCAATAACTCTTATGTAGACTTAATTGTCACTCCACAAGAAGAAGATAGCACAGATATGGCTGGTGCAAAAGTGCTATTTCAAGCAACATACTTTAAAACCATTAATCCTCCTGTATAACAGTTTACTACAATTTGGTAAATATGTGTATAGGAGATTTTAAATGGCAGTCACACTAAATCCATTTTTCAGTAAATATGGCTTCAAAGGACCGGGATTTACGGTTGATGCTGACGGTAATGTATCTGTAAAAAGTTTATCAAGTGAAACACCAATTGAAGATATTATTCAACAGGTTTCTGATACACTCACAACAGTTGAAATTGCAATAGGTGAATCAAATGGAAACTTTACTGTTGATGGAACAGACGGAAATCCAGATATTACATTAACAAAAGGCCGAACTTATCGTTTTAATTTAGATCTAACATCTATTAGTTTTAATATTAGAGACGAAAACGATAACTTAGTCACAGCAGATATTCAACACGTTAAAGACGGTACTGTTTCTACAGGTAATTTAGCACATAATAAACAAGATGGATATGTTGAATGGGTAGTTCCTGCAACTGCAAGTGGATATTATTATGCTGATGTAGCAAATGCTATTCGAGGCGATTTTGTTTTTGTAGATCCAGAAATTACAGGTATTGGTAGTTTTACTAGTTTATTAGTCACTGGAACTAGTGAATTTAGAGATGACCTTGCTGTTAATGCAAATATTTCTCAAAGTGGACAATTAACACTAACAAATACTACACAGTCAACAAGTCCTACTACTGGATCATTAATTACTGCTGGCGGCGTAGGTATTGCAAAAGACTTATTTGTTGGCGGAAATGTTATTGCAAAAAGTTTTAAAATTGATTCAGCGGGTGAGCCAACATTAGAATCTCAGTCTAATTTAGAATTTAAAGCAGGTAATGCTGTTGTGTTTACTGTTAACGATATTGAACAAGGAAGAATTACTTCCTCTGGTAGCAATTTACCAGTTGTGAATACATCAATTGAAAATACTAGAATAGGAGCGGGTAAACCTTCTACAGGAAAATTTACAGAATTATTAATGTCAGAGAATATTACAAGATCAAGTGATCCACAATCAGTGACAACTAGAGAATATGTTGACTCTGCTGACATTGTTTATTCGATAGTGTTTGGGGCATAGTATGGAAAGAGAATATATTGTAGGTCTTAATAGAGGCGTAGACTTTGTACAGTTTAACGCTGAAATGATTAGAATAACAGGCTCAGGAGCCATTCCTAATAGAGCAGTATCTGTTGCAAACCCTAGACCTGCTTCACAAAGACTAACTCATTATATGCTTACAGACAGCGAAGCAGAAACACTTCGTTCTGATAATAGAGTCTACTGTGTTGAACTTCCAGCAGATCAACGAGATGATATTGAAATTGGTTTATCAGTAGAACAAACAGGAAACTTTACAAAAACAACCGAATCTGCAGGCGATTTTCAAAATTGGGGATTGCCAAGAGTTAATGCTACAACTAATCCTTATGATGGTTCAGATGTATCTGGAGGATACACATATCATTTAGACGGAACAGGAGTAGATGTTGTAATTCAAGATAGCGGAATAGAAGTAGATCACCCTGAATGGGAAGATGCACAAGGTAATACTCGTTTACAACAAATTGATTGGTATGATGCTAGTGGTCTAACTGGAACACAGAGTGCTAATCATTATAGAGATTATGACGGCCACGGAACACACGTTGCTGGCACAGTAGCAGGTAAAAATTATGGTTGGGCAAAAAATGCTAGAATATACAGTGTAAAACTTGGTGGTTTAGAAGGAAGTGGAGATAGCGGAACAGGAATTCCAACAGCAGATGCGTTTGATGTTATTAAAGAATGGCACAGAAGAAAACAAAGTAAATTTACACCAACAGCGGCAACATATACTCCAAGCACCGGAGTAATGAGTTTAACTTTAGGAACACACCCGTTTGTTGTAGGTGACAAAATAAGAATTGTAGCAGGAAGTTTAAGATTTACGTGTGCAAAAGACAACGATGCGTCAGTACATGATTATCCAAGGGGTGTTGGTGTTCCTAATAGTACTGGAACCGATCCGTACTATGATAAGGAAGTTGCAATCACCGGAACTACGTCAACAACTATTACTGTTAATATCGGAATTTCTTCAGACACAACAACTCACAAATTTGTAAGTGCGTTGCCTGGAGCAATTTATTCAACAACTAAAAAGTTTAGACCAACAGTTGTTAATATGAGTTGGGGATATGGAACTTATTTTTCAAATATCAATGGTGGTACTTATAGAGGTACACCATGGTCAGGAACAAGTAGAGAAACACAATATGGCATGGTTGGAGCCTATTACGGCCTAGCAGGTTATAGATATGGTACAAGAGTAAGTTCAGTTGATATAGAAATACAAGAAATGATTGATGAAGGAATTAATATTTGTGTCGCGGCAGGAAACTCATACCAAAAAATTGATGTTCCTGGAGGAGATGATTATGACAACTATTATAATTCAACATTTTATGGTGCTAGGTATTATCATAGAGGTGCTTCTCCATACGACGACGAAGCAATTATTGTAGGAAATATTGACTCTCAAATTGCTGGCTCTGATGAAGAGCAGAAAAATGTAAGTTCAGAATGCGGCCCTGGCGTAGATGTTTGGGCACCTGGAACTGACATTATGAGTGCTTGTAGTAATACAAACAGATTCAACGGTCAAGATTATTATTTGAATAGCGAGTTTAAACAAGTAAATATTTCAGGAACTAGCATGGCCAGTCCACAAGTTGCTGGAATGTGTGCATTATATTTGCAAGTTAATCCAGAAGCAACACCGGCAGAAGTAAAGGCCTGGATTACTGGAAATGCAAAAACAAATCTTATATATAATCCAGGAGATGATGCTTCATATACAAATAACAGGTCTCTTTTAGGTGGCAATAACAGATTTTTGTTTAATAAATTTAATTCAAGATATGGAACAACACTGTCGGGCAAATCCGATTAATTCTTAAAGATGGAAAATAAAGGTAAATAGTATAAGATAATAGGAAAAACACATGGCAAGAACCCGAATTACAGAATATAAATTTACACCAGGTATATCCTTTGCAGGGAACAAATATCCAAATGCTTGGACATTATTTGATGCTAACATTGCTTTTATGAAAGCAGAAGTCAAAGCCTTTATTTCCGCAAAAGTTGCAGAGGGATTGGGTGATTGGAATGGATATACTTACGATTCAGCCAAGTGTGATAGAGACGTTGGATACGTAATCAATGCATATCAAAACGATTTACGTTATGGCGGTAATGAAGAAACTGTATATGTTGCTAATAGATATTGGGACGGCGACACTCCTCAAGTAGACGGTTCTAGAACTCCAGAAATTGAAACACATACGTTTTTAAAAGGATTAATTCAAAGTAATATTCTTACAAAAACTGTTCAAAGCAGTCCGTATCAATCAGCAGTTCCACAAGTCACAACAGGTGAAACTGGCGAAGCAGATGCTTCAACTGCTGTTGGAGTCCTTGCTGATATTATCATCAATGTTATTACTAGTGGCCTAGGGCAACTGCCAGACACAGAGTATAACGGATATACAAGAATTAAGATACTTGGAAAAGTTAATTTAGAAGATATTCTATTAATTTCAAACGTCACAAGGGGTAAAGTATTATATAACTTTACTGATACCAACCTATTAGCCGAAACAAAATTTAAAAAGTTTGATAATGGAGAAAGAGATTTTTCTCAGTTAGACTTTGAACACGATGATGATTATTATGACTATACACAAACTTCAGATTACTTAACAACAATCCAACTATATGCAGATACAACAGGAAATGCATCAACTGATAACATTCAAATTTTTGTAGATAAACAAGAAACAATTACAAGACCATTTGATTTTGGTACTGATGCTATTGAACGTAATCGTGTTGCTAATCCATTATCAATGCTTGACGCTGACTTTGAGTATGGCCTACAGCCTACTAAATGGCAAGCGATTGGAATGCTAAGAGGTTATCCTTCAATTTATGAAGTTCCAGGAACTGATGCTACTGTTGCAAACGTGACTTCAGACGTATCGTCAGGTACAGGCGGAATTGGTCAATCAAAAATTACAGTCACAACACTAGGTAATCATGGATTTAGTATTGGACAACCAATTACTATTAAAGGTTTAGAACCAAGTGTAAAAGGTTTTAACAGAGCAGAAGGTTCGTTTATTATTACAGGCGTACCATCTGATAGTACATTTGAATATTATGCAAAAGCAAAAGTTGGTGTCACTGATCCAGAAACACTGTATACTCCGTACATTCAACTAAGACAAGGCGGATTTTATACAGGATCAAATATTTCTGATTCACCTTCGTTTACAGTCACATCAAACGGTAGCCAAGGAACATTTACTCTAGCACTAGCAACACCAACTAGTTCTAGTAGATTGCCATTTTATGGTAGTGTTCCAGAACTAGGTGCTCCTCTAGATGATGTTGGCTCAGCATTTATTCCAACAGGAACGCAAGTCACAGGTGTTATTGGTGATGGTGGTAATCCTGAACTTACACTTACGATTGCAGAAGATGCTCCGCAAGGAAGCCAAACAATTACGGTTTCTGATGCTACTGGTCTTTTACAAAATATGGCCATAGACGATGACAGCCAAGCAAACTTTATTAATAGTATTGCAGGAACACAAGTTAACCTTGCAAACGGAACACGAAAAACCTATGCTGGTGATAATATTGATTATACTGGAGTTGAAGGTTTTAATGTTAGTCCACAAGGTCTTGGAGCAACATTTGATGTCACATTAACTAATGGAACTTATAATGTCGTAGGAAATCAACCTGGTAGTGGTTATGAAATTGGTGACTATATTATAATTGACGGAAGTAGTGTTGGCGGCCAGTCAGGAACACATGATATTGAAATTAGAGTCACTGACTCAGATACTCCAGGCGCTGTTATTAACTTTGTTGCTAGTGGAACAGGTTTTGACGGTGTTGCTACATATAATAACTTAGGCGGTACAACACAAGGTGGTAATGGTACTAACGCACAGTTTAATATTACAAAAACTAGTGGATCTTACAGTGTTGAAATTTTTAGTCCAAATGCTTCTACTGATTTTATTGTAAACGATAGAATCAATGTAAGAGGTAGTGTACTTGGCGGCCTCGATGGAACACATGACTGTTTAATTACTGTGACTAGTGTTGACAGTTTTGGTAATATTTTAACAGTTAGTGTTAGTGGTACTGCAACTGATGCAAACGTAAATTATACAGGTTTAAGTTATACAACAGGAGGTTCTGGAACACTTGCTGGTATTGATGTACAAAAAGATGCAACAACATACATTGTCACTTTACAAGATGGTGGTTCAAACTTTGCTGTTAGTGATACACTAGTTATTTCAGGTGACCAATTAGGTGGTACAAGTCCTACAAATGATTTAACATTAACAGTTGACAGTGTTGATGTTAATGGAACAATTCAAACATTTTCACAAAGTGGTACAGGTTTAAACAGTCAAACATATGAAAGTGTTGATAATAATAACTACGAACTGTTAGTTGGTAGCGGTGCTCTATTTAATATTTCAACAAGCGGCGGAAATTACAGTGCAACAGTAGTTGACGCTGGCCAAGATTACGCAGTTAATGACGAAATTGTAATTCAAGGTAGTGATCTTGGAGGTACAAACGGCGTTAACGATGCAACATTAACAGTCACTGGAAGTGTTGACAGTATTGGTGGCGTTATTAACGTAAGTGCAAGTGGTAGTGCTGTAAGTGGTAATGGATCATTTACAAGCGTAGAAGGATTTAACGATGCTCCGGCAGGAAATGGTGCAAGTTTTGACATTAATAGAAACAACGGTGTTTATACTATTAGTGCTATTAACACACCTGGTAGTGGTTATAAGATTGGAAATAGAATTACTATTGCAGGCAATAATTTAGGTGGAGAGTCTCCTGCAAATGATTTAATAGTGTCTGCTGATACAGTTGACGGTACTGGTGGTTTTACAACAGCAAGTGGAACAGGTTCCGCAAAAGCAGGTGATACAATAAGTGTTTATAGTACAATTTCGATGTCTGAATCAACAACAGGTGCTCTAGCACAAGGAAGTGATGTTGATTTTGATGCTCTAGCAACAATTAGTGTTGCGTTTGGTAGTCCTCATGGTCTACTACCAGGTTCAACATTTATTGTTAGTGTTGAGTCAGGAGATGATTTAACTGATGGAACAGGAAACAATCACTACCTAGCGGCAGGATCATTTATTGCAACGGCAGTAAGTGCTTTAGATCAAATTTCGTATCAAGCACTGTCGGTTGGTGCTATCGATACTGGAACAAATAATGACAACCCAATTCGAGGAACAGTTTATCCTAGACCGGATGCATTCTTTGTACATAGACCATTTGACGGTGGTGTACAATTAGGAACAGGTTCACCGGTACATGGCGCACAGGCAATACGTCAAAGTAAAAAATATATTAGATACCAGTCAGGTAAAGGTATTATGTACACAACTGGTGCTTTGTTTGCACCAAGTTATGATATTTTAAATGCATCTGCAGACGGAACTGCGGTTAATAGTACAATTACAGTCACAACAGATGATGTAGATCACGGTCTACAAGTTGGAGCAACTATTCGAATTAAAGGTATTGAAACAGCAGGATATAACGGGCAGTATGCTGTAGATAGTGTTATTGACGAACGTAGTTTTACTGTAAGAGCAAAATATATCTTAGGTGATACTACTGCAACACTTACAGATAATCCACAGTGTCAAACTAGATTATGGCACGGTGCTGTTGTTAGAGCAGGAACATATGATGATCAAAATGGTATCTTCTTTGAATACACTGGTAAACACTTGTATTGTGTACAACGAAGTGCTACTTTCCAGTTATCGGGTACTTGTACAGCATATAAAGATCAAAACGAAATTACAGGAACAAATACTAGATTTCAAGACCAATTAAGTGTTGGTGATAGAATTGTTATTCGTGGTATGACTCACGTTGTGACAAAAGTTAACAATCAATCAAGTATTAACGTATCGCCTGACTATAGAGGTATTAGCAATATTAGTGGTGCTAAGATGGCTAAAGTTGTTGATAAAAAAGCAAGACAAGATCATTGGAATAGAGATAAGTGTGATGGAACAGGCAAATCGGGTTATGATTTAGATATTTCATATATGCAGATGATTGGAATTCAATACTCATGGTATGGTGCTGGATTTATTGATTATATGTTTAGAGGCAGTGATGGTAATTTTATCATGGCTCATAGAATGCGTAATTCAAATATTAACACAGAAGCATATATGAGAACAGGAAACCAACCTGTGCGTTATGAAGTCATTAACGAAAGTGCTATTGGTAAACTAAAATCAAATATCAGTTTTAGTGACACAAGTATTGAGTTAGAAGATGCTAGTGATTTTCCTGAAGATGGCGGTACAGTATACATTGACAACGAATTAATTACATATTCAAGTATTGACGGAAACACGTTAATCGGGTGTACACGTGAAGCACCATTACAGCAATTTGCTTCAGGTGCAACCAGAACATACACAGCAGGCCCAGCGGATTCGCACAGTGCTAAGACAGGAATGGTACTAGCAAGTAATACTACAACGCCAATTATTCAACACTGGGGTTCTTCGTTTATTACAGACGGTGGTTTTGATTCAGATAGAGGATTCTTATTCTCATATACTTCCACAGGTACACAGTTTAGTACAACACCATTTACGTCTTTCCTAATTAGACTAGCACCTAGTGTATCTAATGCACTAACAGGTGACTTGGGCGAAAGAGAACTTATTAACAGAGCACAGTTGCTACTAGAAGGTCTTGAAATTACTACAGAACCAAACGCTAGTGGACAAACAGGAAACATTGTTGTTGCAGGTGTGCTTAATCCGCAAAACTATCCAGTCAATCCAGATGACATTGGTTGGCAGGGTCTAACAGGTGTTGCACAAGGTGGACAGCCAAGTTTCGCACAGATTGCACCGGGTGGTTCTGTTAACTGGAACGGCGGCGCTTCAACAGTCACAACAACAGCAACAACACAGGCACCAATTACATTTAACGTTCAAGTATGGCAAAAATATAATACTAACCAATCGTATTGGAGATCAGTTTCAGATAGAAGACAAACACTGTATATTAAAGAAACTGACTATCTAGCAAATCAAGCGACAATTAATGATTCAATTGGTAAACCAATTACTGGTACAAATATTGCCGCAGGTACAACGATTACAAGAGTTAATACAGGTGACTTTTTATATGACCATGTCGCTGGACAGTATGTAAATGGTGTTAGGTTGGATATTAGTCAAAGACCAAGCGGTACAGTTGGCCAAAATACAGCAGTCACTACTACAATTACAAATACATTCAAAGATGCACCAACATCTGAAATGTATTTTACAAAAGCAACTTGGGAAGCATCAGGCGCAACACAAGGTACATCAGTAGCATCAAGTGAAACACGTTTTCCTGCTAACACATCTGTTTCTACAGTTGAACTAAAAGAATGGAACAACGTGGAATATTATGCAGTTTCATTCTCACAAAGTACAGATAGTAGTACTATTAATAAAGGTACTACAACAGTGACATTTGACTTTACAGCACCACCGTATGCACAACCAGGTGAAACAATATTTGGTTTTGTTGCTAGACCTGGAGAGCGTTCAACACTAGACTTGTCGTTCATTAAAGAATTAACTAATACCACACTAGGTGGTAGAGGTACATTCCCGAACGGTCCAGACGTACTAGCAATTAACGTGTATAAAACATCAGGTAGTGCTGTATCAGGCGAACTTATTCTACGTTGGTCAGAGGCACAAGCATAATGGAAATTACAGCAGATCTAATCAGAGCAATGAACGAAACATCTTGGATAGATGGAATTGGTACTATTATTGTACTATTGTTAGGCTATACGGCCTATCGTTGGATTAAAAAGAAAACTAAGTAGTTTGCGAATCGCCTGGTAAAATTCTATAGTTGTCAGCAACACTATCAGCAGTACTCACTTCAGTAATTGAACTGTTATCCTCTAATGCTTCTAATTGATGCGGCAATAATGGCGGGTTTCTCCAAACATCGCCGGGATTAAGTTCTTTTGTGTGCATAGTTGCAGTGCGTGGATCAATATAACGTAAAAGAAATTTTCCATTATTAACAAACCAACTTTCGTCTTTTTCCTTATGAAAGTGCATTGAAAACTTAGAGCCTTTCTTTTCAAAGAAAAGTATTTTGCCACAATACTTGTCGTTGGTTGCCCAAATTAATTCATACCCCCACGCTTTTTCAACTTTACCGTTTAAACGTTCTGGTGTATTTTCATCATTAGTAGGCATTAATATATTCCTTTACTGTCATATAATCGTTTATTTTACAATGTTTATTTAAATTTGTCAAGTCTGCACAAGTATATTCTTGATATTGTCCTTTTAAATTTTCTGGCATAGGAATAGTTTCTACTTTTGCTCCCCACTTATTTGCAATTACATCAGCAACTTCTTTAAAACTTGTAGTTGTTCCTGTGCCTACATTAAAAATACCACTAGTGTCTTGTGTTAACATTTCTTCATGTACTCGACATACATCGCTAACACAAACAAAATCTCTTACATACTTGTCACTGTTTTCAAATAATTTAATAACTTTATTATCTTTGGCTTGCTGTGTAAATTTATGCACAGGACTTGCTTGGTCGCCTTTATGATCTTCGTGCGGTCCGTAAACATTAAAGTATCTAAAACTTTGTACAAGCATATTAAAGTCATTTACTCCTGCTTCTTTTAACCAACGATCAATTAGATACTTTGTCCAAGCATATGGACTTTTTGGTAAACAGTTAGACTCTTCTTTAAATCCGTCTAAACCAGGACCATACACACTTGCTGAACTTGCAAGTTGTATATTAACACCCATTCTATCACAAATTTGTAAAAGATTCATTGTAAATTCGTAATTTTGTTTCATGATCTTTTCAACATCTGTTTCAGTTGTTGAACTAATTGCGCCAAGGTGTATAACCCAATCATATGTACTTGGGTCAGGTATAATACCATCTCCTTTCCATTCAAATCCTTCTACTGTGTGTCCTTTACTTACCAAATACGTTGATAAGTTTTGTCCTATAAATCCTTCGTTTCCTGTAATTAAAATATTCATGTAGCAAAATCCACCATAAAACTTCTTCTAGGTTCTTTAGCAGGATACACTCCGTGCCAAACGTCCCAATTAATTAATAATAATTTTCCTGGTTCTGGTTTAATTGTTTTGTGTTGATCGTCGTGTATAGTATAAAATAAACCATTAAGTGTTGTCAACTTATCTTCTTCAGGTTGTGTATCAAAATAAAGAATAGTTGCTACACTGTTTTGGTTGTGCCTATGTACAGTTTGATATCCATAATCTCTATAATAAACACCCCAAATGTTTAATATTTTTCCAAATGACCAATTAGGAATAATTTGTTGTATTGCTTTATTATAATCTTCTTTTAGTTTTACATCAAAAGAATTAGGAATACCAGGTTGGCCAATATCAAACCCTACTGTTGTTGACTGTGTTTTCCAGTTGTCAGAAGATTTGTTTGACCACTCATTATAAATCTCTTCGTAGTCTTTCCAGTTAGGCAAATATGCTTCAACAATCATTCTTTAATCCTTCCAATGATATCTGTTGTACTGTGACCTTCAATAGTTGGAAAAATTTTAACTTCAGCAAGTTCGTGTCCAACTGTTGTTTCTGTTGTATAGTCCCCACCTTTAACAATAATATCAGGCCTAATATCTTCTAATATTTGTTGCGGAGTATCTTCAGTAAAAACAACAACTTCATCGACCCATGGTAGCATTTCTAATTGTCGTTTTCTAATTAAAAAGTTATTAATAGGTCTTGTAGGACCTTTTAATCTTTTTACACTTTCATCATCATTAATACCAACAATAAGTTTTCTTCCTAGACTTTTTGAGTATTTTAATAACTCTAAATGTCCAGGGTGTAGTATATCAAATACACCGTTTGTCCAAACAATTCCTCTATTTAAATCTTCAAAAGAAACTAAATGCACACCTCTTTTTTCAACATTCCTAGCACTAGCATAACAGGCTAGTTTACAAGCATCAGGTATAGTCATGTTTTTTGTAGCATAAGCATACACTAACACTGCTAGGAATGTATCTCCTGCCCCCGTGACGTCAGCCACTTCTCTTACTTCTTCTTTAAAATGCCAATCATCTGTTTCGTTGATAACGTAAACACCGTTAGCACCGTCAGTCACTACTAACCAAGTCCAATAAAAATCATTTAATTTTTGTCTTGCTTTTGAAACTGAAAAATCTCCAAACCATGATCTAAACTCAAACATATTTGGTTTAACTAAAAATGCATCTTTATACATTTGTGGCATTTGCTTAGGATCAACAAAAACTTTTTTATTCTTTAATTTGCTCATTAATTCTAAGTCAATAACACCTTTATTATAATCGCTTATAACATAAAAATCTTCATTGTAATCTATTCTATTTTTTAAATCGCCAATGTAATGTTCTTCTCTATCCCATCTCATTATATGTTGTCCACCTTGGCCAACTAAACGAGTCTTTGTTGTAGTTGTTTTAGAATCAAGAACAATATTACTGCTTAACGTTGTATAATTTTTTAATAATTCTAAGACTTTAAACCCTTCTTTATCTTGAGAAAGTGCTGAGTACAAGTCTAGTTCTACATTTAAATTTGCAAGATTAAGTGCTAAATTTCCTGCACCACCTACACTGTATTCTTGACTTTCTTCTTTTAATACAGGTACCGGAGCCTCGGGACTGACACGATCAGCATTACCATAGATCCATCGATCTAACATTATGTCGCCAATAACTTTGATCATAAACTTTTAACTACTTCAACTATTGTTTCAATTTTTGTTTGATTTACTTTGCTTTGAAGTGTATTACGTAAGCCAACGTGTAAAGGTTTTGGATAATCTTTAGCATATGTCCATGCATATCCTGAATGCTCGTTGTTTAATGTAGGAATAAACTCTTTTTCTACTACAACAATATAAGTGTGAAAAAAGAACTTTTCGTCTTTTGAAGTATATAATTCTAAAGGAATAATTTTTTCAAATTTTGGAGTTTTGCCAACTTCCTCTAAGATTTCTCTTTCAAGTGCTTTCCAAGGCGTTTCGCCTTCTTCACTCATGCCACCAACAAGACCCCATTGGCCTGCTGTTTTATGTTTTGTTCTTTGTAGGAATAAAAAGCGACTGGTGTCCTTTGCATAAAACAATGCACCACTACAAATTATATCTTTTACAGAACTAGTCTCCATTCATCTGCCTCATATTCACCTTCAAAACTCTTCAGCCAAGCACCATTATCTAACTTGTACTGAATACCAGTATATGTATTAGTTATATACACTGGGTCTGGTGAGGAAGCAGAATCGGCTCCGCTATTTGTGCCACTTGCGTCTAACACAATTTCCCATTGTGTTCCAGTCCAAACTATAATGTCATTTTCTTCTGCTTTAAATACAGAACCATCAGCATTTTGCCAGGCATTTGCATTTGCGTCAGAACTATCACCTTTTACATTTGGATTAATTGGATTTAGTATTAGATATCTTGTTCCAGCACTTATTGTAGAGTAGTCTGGGGCATATTTTGTAGGATCAATAATAGCATCTATTGTTCCTCTACTATTAACACTGTCTGCTAATACTGTGTTTTCTGGAACAGTATCACTATCAATTGAAAGAACCATTTCGTTGTCATCTGTAGGGTTTAAACTAATTGTAGCAACAACTTCATTACCATCGCTCTTTAGTAATCTAATACTACTAGTACCGGCAGTGAATTTCCCTGGATATTGATCTAATAGTTTAAACCAACTAATAGGATCGCCTGTTCTAGTAAAGATACCTGTATTTGATTCTGAAACACCTTCTCCGGTATGCAGTAGTTTAGCAGTATTGTTTAATACAAGTAATTTAAAATCGCCTGGAGATTTAACAACTGTTGCCATTGGAATAGTTGCATCAATAAAGCCGTCACTAATACTTCCTGACTCATCAAAAATATTCATAATAATTTTTTCAATGACTCCAAGTTTTTTAACTTTAGCAGGAGGTGTAATCCATATAGGCATTGTAAATTCCATTTCACCTATATCAATTTCTGTTTCAGTTCCTTGCGGAATACTTCTAGTTGAATAGTTTACACTTGCTAGTTCAATTAAACTAAGTGAAGTCCAATCAACATAGTTGTTTGTTGTTTGTATTTCTAGTGCAGGGTTATATAGAACAAGTATTTGTTCCATAATTTGTAATTTTTGATCTGTATTAGTTGACCAAATATCTGCCTTCATTCTTAGTGTAAATGGTACAGGCATCAAACGTTCAACAGTATTACCAACCCCTTGAACATCTTCGTATTGCTGTGTTGCTTCGTTATAATCACGTTTTCTAAAATGTAATTTATCAACGTGTGTCGGACTTTGTACACGCTCACGTGCATACTCTAATCCTGTGATATAACAAGCAATACGAGGTGCACTAATAACTTTGTTTTCACTATTGTCACGAATAATGTGTGCTACTTGACGTGTTAAGTTTCCGTATGTAGCAGGAACTTTACGCAATGTACCAGCATTGTCTTTATAAGAAAAATTTGAAAAAGCACGAATAAACTGTGTGACAAATCTTCTTATTTGTCCGTCATAAAAATGATCCATTAATTATCTGCCTCCGGTTTAAGTGCTTCACTTAATGCAGTACGTACATTTTTTGTTTGTCCATCTTCAGTTCTAGTTGCATCTTCATTAACAAAGTCAGTGACATAACTGTTTTGAACTGTATTTGTAAGGCTCATTCTTGCTCCATCTTCAACTTTAATCCAATGATTGCCATCATATCTAAACAGTCTATTAGGATAGTAATCTGTTCTTAAATGGTATGCACCTTTAGCAGGACTATTTGGATATGAAGTACCAAATGTATATGGTGAACCATTAGCAGGTAAACCATCGCCGCCACCATATGCAATATAATAATTTCCGCCCGGTGTTTGTAGTGTAGGAGTGTTTACTCCGTCATCTTTAATATTTACATCACCTGCATCATCAGTTGGAACAACAAAAAATTCTTCTGTATCGTATCCTGTTTTTGGTGCGTCTGCTTCTGCTTGTGCAATAACTTGTTCGTTGATTTGCATTTCTTTTTCGTATGTTGAAAGCACATCACGTAATGTCTTACCTTCTTCACCTGATTCTTTGTCAAAAATATCTTTAAATTCTTGACTATCCATAATAGGTTTACATTTTGCACGTAATAAATGTGGATACCAAGTTTGTGAAAATCCTTCACTTGGACGACTTATATCTTCAATAACATAAAAGCGTTTTAGTGATACTTGAAAATCGTTTAATGCGTAATCATCTACTAAGTGAGGCAATTCTAAAACATCGCCACTCATTAGTTTTCTACCAATTGCTTCAACACTCTTGTTTAAGTGAAATGTAATAAACACAGTATCGTTTTGTAAAAATAAACCAAACTGTGATAAATCAAAGTCTAAATCTTGCACATTGTAAATTCCACGAAGTGTATATACATCGTCGGAATATTTTCTATCTCTATTTTCTAAAAATAGCAAATCTTGTATTTTTGTTTCAGGTATATCACTAACACCTTTTGGTTCTGCAGGTGTACCTACGCCTGGCTCAACAGGGCCTTCGTATTTGTGTACAAATATGTCTGTACCGCCGATCTGAAATGCTTCATATATGTTCTTATCTATAAAGCGATAGTCAGCGGATTTCTCTGGTTTGTATAAACTCAATCTTGGCATAACAAATGTATTTATTGGAAGTGCGATCGAATAAATAATTACATGAGCACACAATTAGATACCGCAAAAGCAAAACTTTTTAACTATGTTGGCAAAATGCTAGGTGATGGCATGATTGATGTTGAACTTGACGTTGATCACTATGAAGTTGCATTAGAAAAAGCATTAGGCAAATATAGACAAAGAGCAGAGAATTCTGTAGAAGAATCATACGCATTTTTAGAACTTCAGGAAGATACAAATGACTATATTTTACCTGATGAGATTCAAAGTGTAAAAGAAGTATTCCGCAGAAGTATTGGATCAAGAAGCGGTGGCGGACAAGGTGGTACTGTATTTGAACCATTTAACCTTGCATACACAAATACCTATCTATTAAGTTCAACACAAATGGGAGGACTAGCAACATACTTTGCTTTTGCTGGTTATCAAGAACTTGTAGGTAAAATGTTTGGCTCATTCATTAACTTTAAATTTGATCCTGTAAACCACAAACTAACAATTATGCAAAGACCACGGGGTGCTGAGTCTGTGATGTTAGCAGTGTATAATAAAAGACCAGATTTTGTTCTACTAGGTGATCCCTATGCAGGACAATGGTTAAAAGATTATACTCTAGCAACTTGCAAATATATGATTGGTGAAGCACGTGGTAAATTTGCAACAATCGCAACTCCTCAAGGCGGCACTAGTTTAAATGGTGATGCCCTTAAAGCAGATGCACAAGGTGATATTGAAAAATTAGAGCAAGATTTGGCAAATTATGTTGATGGTTCTACACCATTATCGTTCATAATTGGCTAAAAGTACTTGACTTTTTCATTCTAACAGCATATAATAAACTTTTACATGGGATACATAAACTTACTATGATTATTGGTTTCGTAGGCCTGATTGGGTCTGGAAAAGATACCTGTGCTGATACACTAGTCAGCGACGGGGGGTTTAAACGTGTTAGTTTTGCTACTACTCTTAAAGATGCTGTTTCAGCAGTATTTGGCTGGGATCGCGAAGCACTAGAAGGTAATACAGAAGAGTCACGTGCTTGGCGTGAAGAAGTAGATGAATGGTGGGCAGAAAAACTAGATATGCCTAAACTTACTCCGCGTTGGGTATTACAATACTGGGGTACAGATGTTCTACGTAAAGGATTTCATGACGACATATGGATTGCTAGTTTAGAAAGCAAACTATTACAAATGAAGCAAGATGCTGTTATTAGCGATGTACGTTTTCCCAACGAAATTAAAATGATCAAACGTTTGCGTGGTAAAGTATTCCGTGTTAAACGTGGGTCTGATCCTGAATGGTTTGAAGATGCATTAAAGCAAAACGAAGCAAACAAGATGTCAGAAACTACTAAAAATATGGTATGGGTTGACAAGATGCGAGAACATCACCCAGATGTACATATTAGCGAATATGCTTGGGTAGGCGAAAAAGTTGACGATGTTATTGAAAACGACGGTGATCTTGAAGACCTACATAACAAAGTTAGAAATCAGGTGTTAGGTCTCCCTGTTTCCAAATAGCACCCTGCATTTGCAATAATCTTTGACAATTAGCACATATAGTTTTTAAATTACTGTGTCTACAGTTGGATAAGTTTCCATCTATATGATACACGTTAAACTGTTCTTTGTGCTTACTAGTAAACCCGCACTTATCACATTTTTCTTTTTGTTCATACCCTGCTTGTTTCCAAAGTGGTATACCTGATGCCCTACCACTAGCACAGTGGTCACACTTGCTTCTATAGTATGCTTTTTTGCCCTTGTAGTAGTTAATAGCAACAGGACGTTTCCGGCATTGTTTACATAAAGGTCTACTCATAACTGTATTTAACACGCCCTTTTTTACCCCTTTTGATAGTGATTATTAGCGTACTTTTTCCTACAAATACATAAATACATTTAGATATAGAATTAAACCATACAAGGAGAATAGAACATGGCACTATCATCACCAGGCGTTGAAGTAAGTGTAATTGACGAAAGTTTCTATACCCCTGCCGCCGGTGCAACAACACCTTTAATTGTTGTCGCAACTGCTGAAAGCAAACCATCTGGCACAGGAACAGGAACTGCGGCAGGCACTACTGCGGCCAACAAGAACAAAGTATACCTAATTACAAGTCAAAGAGAGTTGACAGAAACTTTTGGTAATCCGACTTTCTACACAGACTCATCTAATAACCCACTACACGGAAATGAATTAAACGAGTATGGTTTACAAGCGGCTTATTCATATCTTGGAGTGGCTAACAGAGCGTATGTAGTAAGAGCGGATGTAGACCTAGGTCAACTAGAAGGAGATACAGATGCTCCTGCAGGTGCACCAGCAGACGGTACATACTGGTTTGACACAGACGATACATTATACGGACTTTTCCAGTGGAATGGTTCAACACAAACTTTTGCTAACAAAACACCAACTGTTATTAGTTCTTCATCAGATCTAACAGGTGTAAGCGGAGCAACATACACAGGCATTAAAGGTAGCGTAGGTGCTATTGGTGATTATGCTGTTGTTGTATGGAACACAGAAAATAAAATTTGGTACAAAAATGAGGACAATGTTTGGGTACAAGCAGGAACATACGATGAATCAGCATTTGATGCTGTTGGTTTTGATACTGCAACAACTTGGACTTCAACAACTTGGAAAACAAGTTGGCCAACAATTACTGCTACACTAACACCAAGTGCATTAGGTAGCACAAACGTTATTATTAACAATACACAAGTTAACAATGCAGGTGCAACACCAGCAACATTTGTACAAGCAATTAATGATGCTAGTATTCCAGGTGTTGGTGCTAAACTTGATTCTAATGATAGAGTTAAAATCTACTCAGACGGAACTTCAAGCACAGACGGTACAACAACTGACGGTGCAATTTTAATTGAAGAGGGGTCAGGCACAATTTTAACTGACTTAGGTATTGATGCTGGTTATTATCACTCACCTGAAGTACAAATTTCAGCACACAGTTCAGTTCCATTATGGAGAGCAACTGACAGAGTTGAAATTGCAGGTTCTTCATACAGTGGTTTAAGACCTACAGGTTCACTTTACATTAAAACAACTGAGCCTAACGTAGGTGCAAGTTGGAAAGTTAAATTATACAGTTCAGGAACTGGTTTGTTCTCAACTGTTGAAGCACCAATCTATAACACAAGAGCAGAAGCAATTAAAGCACTTGATTCAGAAGGTGGTCAAAATATTCCAACAGGAACAGTTTTTGTTTTAGCGAACACAACAGAAGATACTAAACCTTTAGCAGACTTTAAATTGTACAGAAGACTAGTTCCTAGTCCTACAAGTGCAACAACAGGAACTGCTAATCCAACTATTGGTGCAGGTACTAAAACATTTACAATTAGCGAAACAACTGCAAACTCGGACACATTTACAAGTTCAGGTGTAAGTTTCACAGGAACAGATATTGATTCATTTGTTGAAGCAATTAGTTCAGCAGGTTTAACTAACGTGACTGCTACTGTGACAGCAGATGGTAAGGCTAAAATTTCACATACACTAGGCGGAGAAATTAGACTAAAAGATGGTAGCGGTACACCACTTGCACAGATTGGTGTTAGTTCTTCACTAGATAATGTTTACGACGCTGGCTCTGAAAGTTCAGATGATTTTGTAATTTCTAACTGGAAACCATTATCATATGAAGCAAGTGCTGGTGCTCCAACAAGTGATCCAGAAGATGGTACATTATGGTACAACACAAACTTAGATGAAGTTGACATTATGGTACACAATGGAACAACTTGGAGAGGCTACATTAATGTTTACAGTGAATCAGATCCTGAAGGTCCAATCATTAGTGCTACTGAGCCAACACAACAAAGTGATGGTACTTCATTAGTAAACGGTGATCTTTGGATTGACACAGGCGATACTGAAACATATGGTCAGAAAATTTACAAGTACGATGGCTTAAATCTAGAATGGGTGGCAGTTGACACAACTGATCAAACATCAGAAGATGGTATTTTATTTGCAGATGCACGTTTTGGTAAAACAGGTGCAACAGGTGATACTAAAGCAGACATTACAGATATGTTAACTTCAGATTACTTAGATCCTGATGCTCCAGACCCAGCACTTTACCCAAGAGGTATGTTGCTATGGAACACAAGACGTTCTGGAAATAACGTTAAAATCTTTAGAACTACACACATTGACATCAATGAAAACTCTGGTAAGAATAAGAGATTTGAAGGTACAGGTTCAACATTTAATGGTGGATCTGAAGAGTCAATGGCATCTTATAAAGTTAATAGATGGGTAGGCTGGAACACAACTGCTGAAGATGGTTCAGGCTTATTTGGTAGAAAAGCACAACGTAAGACAGTGGTCGCGGCAATGAAGTCTATTGTTGATACTAATGACGATATTAGAGATGAAGAAACTAGAGCATACACATTGCTATCGGCTCCTGGTTATCCAGAGTTAACAAGCAATCTAGTATCACTAAACATTGACAGAGGTATCACAGGCTTTGTAGTAGCAGATACTCCGTTTAGATTGAAAGCAAGTGCAACAGAATTACAAGCATGGGGTAATAACTCAGCAAACGCACTAGCAGACGGTGAAGACGGGTTCTTAACATTCGATGAATATATGGCAACATTTTATCCATCAGGATTCACAACAGACCTAAATGGAAACAACATTGTTGTTCCACCAAGTCACATGATGCTACGTACTATTGCACTTAGCGATCAGGTATCGTTCCCATGGTTTGCACCAGCAGGAACAAGACGCGGTGGTATTAGCAATGCATCAAGTGTTGGATACATTAACAGCGAAAGCGAGTTTACTCCAGTATCACTAAACGACGGTGTTAGAGATACAATGCAAAGTGCTAAAATGAATCCAATTACGTTTATCACAGGAAGTGGTATTGTTAACTTTGGTCAGGTGACTAGAGCGAGAAATGCAAGTGCGTTAGATAGAATTAACGTAGCACGTTTAACTGCATATTTAAGACGTCAATTAAATCTACTTGCTAAACCGTTCTTGTTTGAACCAAACGATAAAATTACACGTGATGAGATCAAACAAGCGGCTGAAAGTTTATTACTTGAACTAGTAGGTCAAAGAGCACTGTATGACTTCTTAGTTGTTTGTGATGAAACAAACAACACTCCATCAAGAATTGATAGAAACGAGTTATACTTAGATGTAGCGATTGAACCAGTTAAGGCTGTGGAGTTTATTTACATTCCACTAAGACTTAAGAACACAGGTGAAATTGCAACTTTGGGGGCTCAATAATGAAGATAAATAAAACTGTAAAAGGAGCAAGATAATGGCAATTTCAAGTTTAAGTAGATTTACAGTTCCATTAGCAAGTGACCAATCAGCAAGTACACAAGGCTTGTTGATGCCAAAACTAAAGTATCGCTTTAGAGTATCACTTGAAAACTTTGGTGCTGGAAGTCCAACAGTAGAATTAACAAAGCAGGTAATTGATGTCACAAGACCTAACGTAAACTTTGAGTCTGTTGCAATTGACGTATACAACTCAAAAGTGTTTTACGCAGGTAAACATACATGGCAACCAATTACAATTACACTACGTGACGATGTGAACAACTCAGTTAACAAACTGTGTGGTGAGCAACTACAGAAGCAGTTCGACTTCTTCGAACAGTCAAGTGCGGCAAGTGGTGTTGATTACAAATTTAAAGGTAGAATCGAAATACTTGATGGTGGTAATGGCGCGAATGCTCCTAGCGTATTAGAAACCTTCGAGTTAGTAGGTTGCTTTGTACAAGACATTAACTACAACCAATTAGCATACAGTGATTCAAATCCAGTTGATATTCAACTACAGATTCAGTATGATAATGCTATCCAAACTAATGGTGCTGGTCAACCAAGCGGCTTAGGCGGCGCAATTGGCAGAACAATTAGAACTTTAGCAACTGGTTAATAACTATAATTAAAATTTAAGGTCGGTGACGTAAAAATCGCCGGCCTTTTTTTACGACTAAATAATAGTATGGCCAAGTTAACAAAATTTTTAGGAAATGTTTTCGGAGGTATTTTTGGTAGTGAAGGCGATATGCGTGATTATCAACACGCGGCTCGTTTGTTCACTGACGACTATATGCGTCTTGCACCAAAAGTACAATTTTTATATCATGTCACATTTAATATACAAAATGCGGCACTAAGATCACCTGACGGTATTTTTAATAAAGCAAGTCCACAAATTGAATGTGGTATGCTAGTTAAAGATGTAAAACTTCCGGGAATACAGGTACAAACAGATACAAAAAATCAATACGGTAAAAAAACAAATTATCAAACAGCAGTCACATATGCACCAGTCACAATTAACTTTCATGATGATAATGACGGATTAACAAGTGCATTTTGGCAACAGTATTTTAAAGCAAACTACAACGACAGTTTATATTGGCAGGAACTTTATAAGCAAACACCTTATCAAAATTCAGAACAATATGTTAAGTTTGGTTTAAACAGTGATAGAAATGTAAACTTTTTCCAAAACGAAGGTGTAAGCATTTATCAATTAAGTAGACATAGATTTTTTGAATTTACATTAATTAATCCAATGATACAAAGTTGGGATCCACCAAGCATGAGTGCTGGAAGTTCACAGCCTGCAGAAAATCAAATGACTGTGATCTATGAAGGTGTAAAATATGCAACAGGTAGAATTACAACAGATAATCCTACAGGATTTGCAACACTGCATTATGATAGAACACCAAGTCCATTAAGTGTAATGGGCGGAGGTAGTGGAGGACTGTTTGGTGCTAATGGAGTACTTGCTGGCGGCTTAGATGTTTTTGGTAGTATCTCAGATGGTTCTGCATTCGCTGATCCTTTTGCTTTTATTGGTACTGCTATTAAAGCAAAAAATACTATTGACAATGCTAAAAATTTAACTAAAGAAGGCATCAAAAGAGAAGTCACTGCTATTACTGAACAAAGTTTAACTAATACTGCAAGACAAACTTTAGATCAAAAAGGTGCTGACAAGTTTGATCAAGCAAAACGTACTAAAGCAGAAGCCGGTAATCCTTCAGGAACTCAACCCGGACAATTAAATAATAACGCAGGTACAAATAACAGTTCGTCTACTGCAAGTACAGAATCTGTAAAATAGGAATAAATTATGGGAACAGAAAATATTTACACTAATAATGTTTCAGCCAATAGTGCAGATACAACAACTGACTTTTTTAATAATTTTAATAGACAGCAAATTAATTTAAAAACATCAGATGTTGCCGCGTTTGTTAATATTTTAAAATCAAAAGGTATGGGCGAAGAAACTGCAAAAGAAACAACAAACATTATCTTAACACAGTGTAATATTGATGAACTTGATCCAATGGTAGTTTATGAAGAAATTAGACAAACACCTAATATGGAATTAACTGATCTCTTAGGAGAAATTTTAAATATTAATAGGCCAAAGTCTAGCACATTAGGTACTGCACGAGTAAGTGTTTGGAACAGTGCAAAAAGAAACATCATTGATAGTGGTGAGTAGTTATGGCCTTAAAGTTTGCTCAAGGCAGATTTGAAATGAAAAATCCCGACAAGTATGTTGGGATAAAAACACCAATGTACCGCAGTAGTTGGGAATGGCACTTTATGAAAATGTGTGACGAACATCCTGCTATTGCAAAATGGGCAAGTGAAAGTATAAAGATACCTTATAGAGATCCTCTTACAGGAAAGTATACAATTTATGTTCCAGACTTTTTTATTGTGTATGCTAATAAAAAAGGAAAAACAAAAGCAGAAATAATTGAAATAAAACCAGAGAATCAAACTGTACGTGAAAGTGTTGGTAAGAATACATATAATCAAGCACAGTTTATTAAAAATAAAGCAAAATGGGAAGCCGCGGCAAAGTATGCTAAACAAAATGGCGTGTTTTTTAGGATTGTGACAGAAAAAGATTTATTCCACCAAGGCAAAAGAAGGTAAGTAATAGTATGACAAAGAAACTAGAAGAGTTGTTAGAACTTCCAGAAGTTAAAGAAACAATGGAACAAGTTGAAGAACCTGCTCCAGACGTTAATACAATTAAACAAACCAAACAAATGGAACGTAGCATTGCAGAGTTTGATAAAATATCGGCGGCACTTCCTATGGTTAAAGGACTTGGTGAATTAGCAGATAAAGAACTAGATGAACTAGCAGATAAAGCCAAAACTACATATGAAGATCTAATGGATCTGGGTATGAATGTAGAAAGCCGCTATGCAGGACGTATTTTTGAAGTAGCAGGTACTATGCTTAAAAATGCTATTGATGCTAAGAGCCAAAAAATGGATAAAAAGTTAAAAATGATTGAATTACAACTTAAAAAGCAATCATTAGACCAAAAAATGGGCGATGGCGCTAATACTGTTGATAGTGAGGGCATTATCATAGATCGCAACTCGCTCATAGAAGAGATTTTAAATAAGAAAGAAGATAAATAACTGTATATATTAGGAGTTAACATGGATTTTAAAAAGTATCTTGCAGAAGCATCAAAACAATACGATTTTGTTATTAAACTGGCGGGCGAATTACCTGAAGGGTTTGACGACCGTTTAGAAACTGCACTTAAAAAGTTTGAAATTGCTAATCTATCTTCAGGTAAAAAAACTCCTATTCAAAGTTTACCTTTAGACTTTCCACAAAATCCAAACTCAGAAGTCACAGTTTATGAAACTACTTTAAACTATCCTACAACACAGGATCACCTAAGACATTACATTGCAAATTTCTGTAATGTAAGTGTTGAGAACTTAAGAGTTCGTAAGCCAGGTGAAGACTATGAGGAAATGCAAAAAGAATCAGACAATAAGCCATACGAAGCAAAACTTGGTGATCCAGAATACAAAGATGCACCTGATGTTAATAAAGATGAGTTAGTTGTCACAGAAAAAGGTAAAGAAACGTTTTTACAAAGTCTTGCTAAAGAAGCAAAAGAAAGACAATCAGGGGAATAATTATGGCAACATTTGAAATGCATGATGTATTAAAAAGATTACGTGAACTAGATGCAAAGAATCCTAACGTAGTGGATGCAATCGATAATACAACACGCATGAACGGTAGTGTTAATGAAGCACCGCTAACTAAACAACAAGCGGATGCAATGAGAGCAAGAGCGGCGGGTGCATTTGATGAATTAGATGCGGCTACTGTCAATACACGCACACAAACAACACCACAAACACAAACAACACCAGGTAAGCCAGTACAACCTAACCCTAACGCACAGAAGGCACAAGCACCTACTAGCAGATTTGCTAAACTTATTGGTAAAAAGGTGTTCGGCAGTGGAGAGATTGTAGACATTGCTGATGATTTAAAACGCATTACATTTAAAACTCCAACAGGAAAAAATCAAACAATTCCATTTCCTCAAGAGATGAACATTAATGGACAAAAGATTAAGTTCAATAATGCACAAGAGTATTTGAAGTGGAACTTAAATCAAGGGAACTTTGAAAGCATTGAACACGAGTCGGTTGAAGAAGGTAAGAAAGCAAAACCAGATTACTTAGACTTTGATAAAGATGGCGACAAAAAAGAGCCTATGAAAAAGGCACTTAAAGATAAAAAGAAAAAAGGACCTGTTAAAGAAGGCGTTGAGATGTGTCCAAAGGCTTGTTGCGGTAAGCCAGTCACAGAATGTAAATGCGGTCCAGATTGTGAACACTGCGATTGCTATGCTAAAAACAAAGCAATGAAAGAATCAGTAAACGAAGCAATTACTATTACTGCTGATAGTCCAGAAGACTTACCAGCACTACAAAGAATTATGCAACTTGCTGGAATGAAACCAGTAAGCCAAGACATGATGCCACAAGATGATGCACCTGACATGACTATGAAAGGTGATGACAACATTAACGGCAACTGCGGTTGTGGAGACACAGAAGAAGCAGAATACGAAAATCAGCCTAACGAACAGTACAGTGATGTTGAAGACATTACTAGACTAGCAGGACTTAATGGACTAAACGGCAGTAAGCATCCACAAGACTTACGTGTTAAAGATCCTGCACAACAAGAAGGTTATGCTAACTCAATGGGCAATGAGAAAGAAGGCGAAAAGTATTCAGACGAAGAATTAGAAGATGAATACGGTAAGACAGAACTTAAGAAATTGCCTCGCAAGTTTTCAAAGCAGGGAGATAACCCACTTGAAGATATTGAAGAAGCACTCAGGAGCGACTACATTTCGTTCATAAATGAAAGTTTAACACTGTCAACAGCAGACCAAAAAAAAAATTTAATTGAGTCAGGCTACGACAAACAATATCTAGAAACCTTAACTGAAGAAGAAATTTTAACCGAGTGGATCTGGTTTGTCCTTGGCGCTTTATTATTTGTCGGCGGCGTATATCTTACAGTTGATCAAGCAATTAATATGTACGAACAAGCCGGAAACGACTTTAGCATTTTTGTTGATGCTATTCCATTTGGACTTAGTGGCACTAGAGAATCATCTGCACAATGCGGTGCATTCTATAAACAAAACAAATACTTTAAACCAGGTTGGTGTCAATTTACACAAGATAATGGCGACGGTCCGGATCCAGCAATGGAAAGTGAACTTAATAGTTTCTACTTCTTTGTTGGGTTAACTTTTGTTGGCGGCGGAGGCATAAAAATTGGTTCTAAACTTGCATTATCGGCTAAAGCAAAAAAAGCAAAAGAAATGCAAGACTTAGGAAAAGGTATTGTCGACGAACTTGTTAATTCAAAAAAACTTGCTCAAGCAACACAAGCAACAGAAAAAACAAGTGCTGAAATCCTTGCAGAAGTTAAAAAACTTACTGCAAAAGCGGCAGAAGCACACAAGGCTGTTAAAGGATCTGAGTTAATGGTAGATTTAAATAATGTAGGACAAGTTGTTGTTAAAAACTTAAAAACTGGCGAATCACTATTTTTAGATCCAAAAAATAGAGAAGTTATTAATCTTCTTAAAAATGTTGGAAAAGAAGTTGACGATGTTTCTGCTGTTTGGAAGGCTCTTCAAACTGCGGCAAAAGGTCCGGGAGCAAGTAGAGGAGTGTCACCAAGCGGCATTACCCTTGTTCCATAATGCGTATATACGAACTAACAGAACGTAAACTTTCTAAGAAAGAAGAAAAGACCAAAGAAAAATACGTCAAAGGTATGAAAAAAGCCAAAGGCGATTTTAAAGACCGCTATGGCAAAGATGCAGAAGCAGTAATGTATGCTACTGCAACTAAGATGGCAAAGAAAAACTCTTAACCCCACAAAACCTCACTAAATATTAGTATGGCACAGACAGGAAAAAGTCTTGACGGTGTACTAGTTAAAAAAGCACACAGTAAGACAAGATATACAAAAGAACAAATTGAAGACCTTAAAGCCTGCATGGATCCAACTACTGGACCCAAGTACTTTATGGATAACTTCTTTTACATTCAACATCCTACTAAAGGTAAGTTGTTGTTTCAACCTTTTGAATTCCAAGAAAGACTTGTAGATTCATATCACAGTTATAGATTTAATATTAATATGCTACCAAGACAGACAGGTAAGTCTACAACGGCGGCAGGATATCTATTATGGTACGCAATGTTTAACCCTGATGTGACTGTGCTTATTGCGGCACACAAGTATGCAGGCGCTCAAGAAATCATGCATAGAATAAGATATGCATATGAAGACTGTCCAGATCATATACGTTGCGGTGTTGTATCGTATAACAAGGGATCAATGGAATTTGATAACGGATCACGTATTGTATCACAAACAACCACAGACAACACGGGACGAGGTATGTCAATATCTTTACTATACTGTGATGAGTTTGCATTCGTTAATCCTACTATTGCTAAAGAATTCTGGACTGCTATTTCACCTACACTAGCAACAGGTGGTAAAGCAATTATTACTTCAACACCAAACAGTGACGAAGATCAATTTGCACTTATTTGGACTGAAGCAACAAAAAGATTTGACGAACATGGTAATGATACTGAAGTTGGTATCAATGGCTTTTATGCGTTTACTGCTCATTGGAGTGAACATCCAGATCGAGATGATCAATGGGCGGCTGAAGAAAAATCACGTATTGGTGAAGAACGTTTCCGTCGAGAACACGAATGTGAATTCTTAATCTTTGACGAAACATTAATCAACAGTGTTCGACTTGCAGAACTTGAAGGTTTAGAACCTTCAAAAAGAATGGGTCAGACTAGGTGGTATAAAGATTGTAATCCTAAGATGACGTATGTTGTAAGTATGGACCCAAGTTTAGGTACAGGAGGAGACTATGCGGCAATTCAAGTATTTGAATTACCTACTTTTGAACAAGTAGCAGAGTGGCAACACAACACTACACCTATCCAAGGGCAAGTCAGGATATTAGCAGATATAACAAAAAATATAAAAGAACAATGCGAAGAACTGTCTGGCAGTTTGCCTCAGGTGTATTATTCAGTCGAAAATAACGCCATAGGCGAAGCCGCACTAGTGACCATCAATGACTACGGTGAAGAAAACATTTACGGTATGTTTTTGAGTGAGCCTATTAGAAAAGGCCATGTGCGAAAGTTTAGAAAAGGATTTAATACAACACACAAAACTAAAATGAGTGCTTGTGCTAAATTTAAGCACTTGCTAGAAACAAGCAAACTAAAAATTAAAAGTAAACCGCTTATTTCAGAACTTAAAGCATATGTAGCACACGGCACTACATTTGGTGCTAAGACAGGGGAACACGATGACCTTGTTAGTGCTACATTGCTTAACGTTCGAATGCAACAAATATTAGCGGATTGGGATCCAGCAATTTACGAGAAAATGAAGGACTTAGACACAGAAATGATAACACCAATGCCGGTGTTTGTTTCTTTCTAATAGTATAAATACATATATGAAGGGTTTAGATTCAATAGCATCATCTCTATTTGAGAAAATTAGATCACGTTTTCCACGCATTGAAATGGGTGACGAAAACGGTGCTCCTACTAGCGAGGAGAGCAAGGCACGATTCTTTGATTTTGACTATGTAGTCGATGGAGAGAATCAAGGTGCTGTAAGCATAAGCATTAAGGATCCTGATACATTAAAACTGTATTTTAGCCAGGGAATGCTCGAAAACGCTAACGAAGCAACAGAAGATGCATGGTATGATTTCTTAAAAGATATGAGATTCTTTTCTAAGAAACATATGATGGGATTTGATGCTAAGGATATTGCTAAAAGTAATTTAGACAAACGTGACTATAAATATTTAGGAAATAAAGTTCAGGAGTCAGCAATGTATGGTACTACAAAATCTAGTTATGAAAACTTAGATAGAACAAGATTAATTATTAGACATAAAAAGGAAATTAATGCAGAGCAAATGGGTGCTCGTGCTAGAAATATTCAAACACTTTTTATTGAAAACGAAGCAGGAGAAAGATTTAAGTATCCATACAATCACTTAGCAGGTGCTAGAGCAATGTCACGTCACGTTGCAAACGGCGGACTTCCACATGATGAGTTTGGTAAACACATTATTGAAACTTCATCAAACATTGCTAAACTAACAGCGTTCAAAAGATATGTACAAAACAAAGACTTTATGAATCAAACTTCAAATGATATTATTGAAGGTAGTAATGCTGAACTTGAAAACCTAAGAACACACATTAAAAAATTACAAACCCAATCATACTATACACAACAAAAAGAAAACTTTGTCGCAACTGATATGGACAACCAATTGGGTGATGACGTTGTAAACGATCTAACCAATGCATTTACTATTCCTCAATTTAATGAGGACCTAACTGATATGTTCCCATTACTACACAGTATTCATCAAAAGCGTATTAGTGAAACAACAGTAGATCTTGATAAACTTGCTAACGAAGGATTTGATCCAGAGCATTTTGATGGTGAAGTTGATTTCGAGGGTGTAGGTGATGACGGTGAAACTACAGGCTGTACTCTTTATTACACAGCAACAATAGTTGACGGCAGACCAGTTGTACATCCAAAGTCATTTCATTTAAGTTGTGCTATGGACGGTAATAGCAAACTAGGCTACGATGCTGATACGGATCTTGAAATGCAAGATCCAGACGAACTTATGGCCGCGGCACAAGAAGATGCAGACGATCGATGGGCAAACCGTGATAACAAATACGCACACGGTGAAGACATTGATGAATTTGAATCATGGGCAAACGATGTTGTTGACGAAAACTTAGACAACCAACGTATTGCTGTATTAAACAAACTTCTACAAAGAGACCTACCAGTTGGTCCAGATGGAACAAACGCAATTAGCAGTTTAGAAGGAATCATTGATGATATAACATTTGTAAATGACATCAAAGCACTAGCAGAAAAAGATGCTGATGCTGATGCTAAACCTTTGATTTACTCTTATGTTAAAAACAATATGCCAGAGGCTATGGATGACTTAGACTTTGGTGATATGTCTGAAGCAGATACAACAGATGTTGTAATTGGTAAAGACGGTTCTATGAGTCTTGCTGGACAAGAAGAAGAACCTAAAGACACTAAATCTTCTGCAGAAGAAGTATTAGAGTTTGTTCGCTCATTCTATGACAAAGAAACTGGAGCGTTTCCAAAAGGCGAAACAGGTGTGGTTATTTCCGCTCGTAAGCGTTTTGGTGATTCCGTAGGGGATCTAGTTGAAAAGTTTGTATCCAAACTGACCGGGAATAAGGTACAACTTGGCGACGAAGTAGAGGAAGAAAAGGGTGCTGAAAAAGACAACCACGGGTTTAGCGATAAACAAATTAAAATGGCTTATGGTGTGCTAAACGATAAACGCTACAAAGGCGGAAATTATAGTGGTGCTGTTGATACAATTGAAAAAATTGCAAAAGGTTTATCAGATCACCCTGGTGTGAAAAAAGCACTACGTAAGACAAACGAAGATCTAAATAGAATCAAAACACTTGCTGGAATCAGAAAATAACTGACTCATAAACATACTTAATAAGTAAGTGTATGTATCATATATTTGAAGACTTAATACCTAAAAGTATGCAGGACCATTTAGAAGCAATCTTTATGGATCCTTCTTTACCTTGGACTTGGCAGGATAACACAAGTGGCTTTTCTAGTTGGGAATTTCAATTCTTAGCAAATAAAGAAAAAATAAAAGAAAGTCCACAGTTTGTTCATGACATACTAAATCCTCAAACTGGCCATGCTAGCCAAACGTTTGAAATGATCAAACCTATCTTTTACTTTTTTGAAAAAGAAACGGGAATTCCTGTAAAAGAACTTACTCGAATTAAGGCCAATTTATTAACGCCAGACGGTTCAGATGAGACAATGTTTCATCCGCCACATATTGATCAACCATATGAAGAATCATTAAGTATGGTTTACTATGTTAATGAAGCAGATGGACCAACAAGAATTTTTGATAAAAATGTTGGAGCAAATCCATATGGGAAGCCAGACCATTTAGGTCCTCAAGATGATATGAAGGAACTGATTGCAAACGTTCCAAAAAAAGGATCAGCAATACTATTTCCATCAAACCAATTTCATGCAAGTGCAACACCAACAGTTGTACCAAGACGTATTGTAATCAATATGGTTTGGATGCCTGCATGGAATTTTTGGCAAACTTATCTTAAAAAGTAGTTGACTTTTAGATAAAGACTAAATATAATATAGATATGTTGTTAGAAAGACGTATCTACAACAGGCACATAAAGGCAAAATATAGGAGGCTTAAATTATGGCAACACTAGCAGAAATCCGTGCAAAATTACGTGAACAAGAAGATCGTAAAGGCGGCGGTAATCAAACAAGCGGCGGCGACAACGCAATTTACCCACATTGGAATATGGCAGAAGGTAGCGAAGCAGTACTTCGTTTCTTACCTGACGCTGATCCTGAAAACGTATTCTTTTGGAAAGAACGTTTAATGATCAAACTTCCTTTTGCGGGAATCAAAGGCCAAACTGACTCACGCCCAGTGACAGTTAACGTTCCATGTATGGAAATGTATGGCGAAACTTGCCCTGTACTTTCAGAAGTACGTGGTTGGTTTAAAGACCCTTCACTAGAAGACCAAGGTCGTAAATATTGGAAGAAACGTTCTTACATCTTCCAAGGTTTTGTAGCAGACAATCCTATCTCTGAAGATACTACTCCAGAGAATCCAATTAGACGTTTTATCATTGGACCACAAATTTTCCAAATCATTAAGGGTGCATTAATGGATCCTGAGATGGAAGAATTGCCAACTGATTATGCACGAGGTGTAGACTTCCGCATTAAGAAAACTTCTAAAGGTGGTTATGCTGATTACTCAACATCACAATGGTCACGTAGAGAACGTGCTTTAACTGATGAAGAGAAAGCGGCAGTTGACTCACATGGATTGTACAATCTAAATGATTTCCTTCCTAAGAAACCAACTGAAGTTGAAGTTAAGGTTATTCAAGAGATGTTTGAAGCATCTGTTGATGGCGAAGCATATGATCCAGATAAATGGGGTCAGTACTTTCGTGCTCCAGGCATGAGTGCTCCAACTGGTGATCCAAATAGTGCTAAACCAACTCAACCAGTAGCAGAGTCTAAGCCTGCTCCGATGACAGCACCTGAAGAAGATGCTAATGCTGGAGTGACTAGAGACGAAACAGGAACAGTTGAAACAACTGCAACTGCTGATACTGATGATAAACCTTCAAGTGAACGTGCTCAAGACATTTTGAACATGATCCGTTCACGTCAATCGTAAGGAGTAATCATGGCGAAACCATTTGATGTATCAAAGTTTCGTAAGGGTCTGACCAAGTCCATTCAAGGACTTGGTGTAGGCTTTAACGATCCAACCGATTGGGTATCAACCGGCAACTTTGCACTAAACTATCTTATTAGTGGTGACTTCCATAAGGGTGTTCCGCTAGGTAAGGTCACAGTGTTTGCAGGTGAATCCGGTGCAGGTAAATCATACTTCGCAAGTGCTAACATTGTTAAAGCGGCACAAGAACAAGGTATCTTTGTTGTGCTAATTGATAGTGAAAATGCACTTGATGAAAAATGGTTGCAGGCACTTAATGTTGACACAAGTGAAGAAAAATTGTTAAAGTTATCGATGAGTATGATCGATGATGTAGCAAAAACTATTTCAAACTTTATGAAAGAGTATCGTGATGATTACGATGCTATGGATCCAGCGGATCGTCCTAAAGTATTGTTTGTAGTTGATTCACTTGGTATGCTACTAACACCAACAGATGTTGATCAGTTTGATAAAGGTGATTTGAAAGGTGATATGGGCCGTAAGCCTAAGGCACTAACTGCACTTGTAAGAAACTGTGTTAATATGTTTGGTAGTTATAACGTAGGACTTGTAGCAACTAACCACACTTACGCATCGCAAGATATGTTTGACCCAGATGACAAAATCTCAGGCGGTCAAGGCTTTATCTATGCATCTTCAATTGTTGTAGCAATGAAAAAACTAAAACTAAAAGAAGATGAAGATGGTAAAAAGGTCACAGATGTACGTGGTATCAGAGCCGCTTGTAAGGTAATGAAAACACGATACGCAAAACCTTTTGAAGGTGTACAAGTAAAGATTCCATACGAAACAGGTATGAATCCTTACAGTGGATTAGTTGAATTGTTTGAAAAACAAGGACTATTAAAACAACAAGGAAATAGACTTAAATTTGTAGATTCACAAGGTGAAGAACACTTACACTATCGTAAAGATTGGGACGGTGAACAACTTGAAATCATTATGAAAGATTATTCTGCCAACGGTGATAAGTATAACGAACTCGACAACGATTCAGAAAAAGAATCGCAAGTTGATGATGTTGAACCCGTTGAACAGGAGACTCTAAGTGAATCTAAGTGAAGAACAGTTAATTGACCTATGGGATTCGTTTGCTGACTTTATAGACGTAAAAAATAAACAAGACAGTGCTATGAAGTTTGTAAACTGGTGTGTAGATAACGGTGCTGAAGAATCCGTTTTGTATGCTATGGGCGACCAGGATCCATACCTTAAAGAAGCCGTAGAAGAAGTATACGGCTCAGAAGGTGTATACGATAATGACTACGATGATGAAGACTATGATGATAGATACGATTCGGAAGATTATTAGATGATAAATTGGTATTCAAGGATATCGCAAGACATTTCTAACATTCCTGATGCTATTATATGGTATGAGGAACAAATGCAAGAAGCCAGAATTGAGTGTTCTTTAAAGGGAAACCTTGAAAAGAATGCTGGAAACCTTCCTGGTGTTGTAGAAAAGCGTTTTGGACAACTACAAGAGATCGAAGCGATCCTTGAATACCTAAACATCGAACTTCGAAGAACACGATCAAAATTCTTTAAAACATATTTAGAATCTTATCAAAGAGCATTAAGTAGCCGCGACGTTGAAAAATATGTTGACGGTGAATCAGACGTTGTTGATATGGAAAAAATTATCAACGAGTTTGCACTGCTACGTAATAAGTGGTTAGGAATCTTAAAAGGCCTTGATCAAAAGCAATGGCAGATAACTAATATTACGAAACTACGTGTAGCAGGAATGGAAGATGCATCAATTTGATGTTATAATACTTAACAATACCACAACTACTGAAAAAACATATCAAGATTGTTATGATCGCTTTGTTGAATTAGGTTATAATAGAGATAATATTCAAAGCATAATAACACTAAACCCTTTATCACAAAATCTAATAAGCAGTACACACGGAAAGTACAAAAACTACAGAATGTCTAAACACAAGACAGATTCTGATTTTGAAAAGTTTTATAATCACTTTCGTGCATGGAAGAAGTGTATTGAATTAGATAAATCTGTTTTAATAACAGAAGATTACCGCTGGCAACAGTGGCCAATTCCTGGAAACATAAATGAACATTATACAGAAGTTCTCAATCTAAGTGCAGGTGAATGGGAATTTGAAAATAGTATTGTTAGTTTAGAAAATCATAATAACTGGCATATTGGACAGCATGACGACTATAATGCAGGGTTTGTTCCTAGAAGTTTATCTAACTTTGATGCATATCTAATAACCCCGTTAGGATGTAAAAAAGCATTAGATATAGTTGTTAAGTATGGTTATATGATACCGCGTGTTATGTTTAATAGTGTACTGTTTGACGTAAAATATTTTAAAAGGAAATTGTTTATATAATGAAAATAGCATGGTCAGGATTAGCAGACGAAGGATATTGGAACCTAATTGCACAGCATTGTTTACCAAGTTGGGAACAGTTGCCTGGAGATAAATTTATTATTCATGATAGTAATAAGATCAATCTTAAACAAACAAAAATAATTGAATTAGAATCTGTTTTAGATAGAAACTGCTCTTTTTTAAAACACCCGCGTACAGTAAGGAAGTCTACAAACTTTTGGAAAAAAATGCAAAGCCAAGTATGGGCATTTCGAAATCTAAAAGAGTATGATTACATAATTTTGTTAGATACTGACATAGAAGTTATAAATTTTGATGAAGAAAAACTATATAATGAGATAGAACAATTTAAGCAATCAAAATTATTATGGGGGTGTGGCACATCTAAACAAGATAAGCACGACAGCGGATTCATTATGTTAGATCCTAACTGCAAAGACACAGAAGTGTTAATCAATACATACGAAAACTTATGGAACAGTGGTAAAATATTTGACTTGTATCGTCCATATGACGGTGATGCTGTTGAAAGTTTATTTGATGATTATCCAAGATATAAAATAAGAAATACAGATTGTGAAAGAGGGTTTCATTATTACGATACAGGGTTTTTGCATTACGGTAGCAAAACTCCTAAAGAATTACGTAAAAATATGACCGGAAATGAAATATTTGAAGACATAATCAGCATTGCTCTTAGCAAAACTAATACCAAATAAATATTAACATGAAGATAGTATTAGTCACAGGAGGCTTTGATCCTTTACACTCAGGACACATTGCCTATTTTAAAGCCGCAAAAGAACTAGGAGATTATCTAGTTGTTGGTGTTAACTCAGATGATTGGTTAACACGTAAAAAAGGCAAGCCATTTATGCCTTTTGAGGAACGTGCAACTATTATTGAAAACCTTTCAGTAGTTGACAAAGTTATTGATTTTGACGATAGCGATAACACTGCTAACGATGCTATTCAGCAAGTACTTAACGAACACAACTTTTTAAGCGATAGTGTTATCTTTGCTAATGGTGGAGATAGAACTAAAACAAACATTCCTGAGATGTTAATTGACGATAGTAGACTATCATTTCAATTTGGTGTAGGCGGCAGTGATAAAAAGAATTCAAGCAGTTGGATACTAGAAGATTATAAGTATCCTAAAACTGAACGCCCATGGGGATATTACAGAGTTTTATTTGGTGTTGGCAACGAAGTTAAATTAAAAGAACTTACAGTCGATCCGGGTAAACGGTTGAGTATGCAAAAACATAAACACAGAAACGAACTATGGTTTGTAAGTGAAGGAACTGCAACAGTTAATACTATTGACGGCTCAACTGACTTAGAAGAAATGGATACGCTTAATAGATTTGATAAATTAAATATAGGCGTTGGGGAATGGCACCAATTAGAAAATAAAACAAAAAAGCCGTTAAGAATTATTGAAATACAATACGGTGATAATTGTATTGAAGATGATATAAGTCGTATAGGTGTAAGCGACGATTACGGGAAAGAAGGAAAATAACATGAATACTGTGTTTATAGGCTACGATAGCCGTGAACCTATTGCTAGTGATGTTTGCGAATATAGTTTATGTCATAGCACTGAAGAAATAATCGACGTTAAGCATTTAAAACAACACGAGTTAAGAAATCAAGGAATTTACACACGATCAGTTGACAAATTAAGTTCAACTGAATTTACATTTACACGTTTTCTTATTCCGTTCCTAATGAACTATAAGGGTTGGGCAGTTTTTTGTGATTGTGATTTTTTATGGTTAGAAGATATTGATAAATTATTTGCACAACGTGATGACAAGTATGCTGTTATGGTTGCTAAACACGAATATAATGTAAAAGAGGGAACAAAGATGGATGGTAAAGCACAACTACCATATCCACGTAAAAACTGGAGTTCGATGATTCTTTGGAATTGCGGACATCCTAGCAACGCACGACTTATTCCTAGTATGGTAAACAAAGAAACAGGACAATTCTTACATCGCTTTAGTTGGTTGAAAGATAAAGAAATAGGCGAAGTAAGTCACGAGTGGAATTGGTTAGTCGGTTGGTATAACGAGTCAAAAGACGGCAAACCTAAAGCATTACATTACACCGAAGGCGGTCCTTGGTTTGAAAATTGTAAAGATGTTGAATATGGTGACCAGTGGATTGAAAGAGCAAATAAAGTAAATCCTAACTGGAAACCAATTTAATGAAGTTTATAAGCAAAGGCGGAACCGACGAATATGTCAATATGTTTGCATCAAGTTTTGATCAGCACGGTTCAATAAATTTAGACAACTTTGATTATAATAATTCTTCTGATCCTATTGTTTTAAGAGGAATTCTTCGTCACGACATTATGAAAAAGTGTTGGGAAGATAAACGAGACTTTTATTACATTGATAGTGGATATATGGGTAATTATAAATCTCCTATTAATCCTATGGGTTATAAAATTTTTCACAGAATTGTAAAAAATGATTTACAACATAACGTCATTGTTGAACGCCCGAGTGATAGATGGGAAGCATTAAAGTATAAAATTCCAAAATGGAAGAAAGATGGGCGTAATATTCTTGTTGTTATGCCTAGTGAAAAACCTGCTATATTCTATGATATAAATCTTCAAGAATGGAAGAACACTGTATTAACTAATTTAAAAAAGTTTACTGATAGACCAATTATTGTTCGAGAAAAAGAAAAGAGAAAAGTCAGACTTAGTAAATCTATCTACGAAGAACTAGATAATGCATTTGCTGTGGTCACTTTGCAAAGTGTAGCCGCTACTGAAGCCATACTTTACGGTGTTCCTGCGTTTACACTAGCACCAAACGCCGCATCATTATTATCGTCGTCTAGTTTAGAAGGTATTGAACACCCGTTATACCCAGACTCAGACTTTGTTTATAAGTGGGCGTGTCATCTAGCCTATGGACAGTTTCATAATAGTGAGTTAAAAGACGGTACAGCAAGAAAGATACTAGAATTATGAAAATTTTAGCGGTCACTACACAAAATAAAGCATACTATGATAAACTAGGTAAGGATAGTATTGACTCTTTTGTAAAATATTGGCCAAAAGATGTGACTCTTCATGTTTTTGCTGAAGACTTTATGTTAGAAAATCACGATAATGTAATGTATCACAGTTTTGACGAACTAGACGAAGATTTTAGAGAATTTCAAACCAAAGATTACAAAAAACGTGTTAAAATTTTTAGTTATAAAGCATTTAGTTGGTTAAGAGCCTGTCAATTTGAAGGTACTGATCGTTTAATTTGGATTGATAGTGATGTAATTACCTATAAACCTATTCCTAAAGAATTTTTATGGAAATTATGTCCAGATAATGTACTTGCAACATACATGGCTGTTGTTTATGACCATAAAAAAGTAAAAGGCGAAGGATTTAAGAAAATAAAACCTGTTCTTTGTGGTGAAACAGGCTTTTATGTTATCAATAGACATCATTACTATTACGAAGACTTCATAAATCGCTACCGTGAGTACTATATGAGAGGATATGGTGAAAGTTTAAGACGTTTTTATGACGGAGATGTGTTTGGTGCAGTAGTAAGTGAGTTTGAAAGCCATGGGAAGATCTTTAGAGACCTTGGAAATCGTCATCATAACACCATTTTTAAGCACACAATCCTAGCAGAGTACATGACCCACTATAAAGGCAAAGTCAAGAAAAGCGAAGACTTTGAGATAAGGAAATAATTACTAGTATGAAAAAGAAAGCAGTTGTAATACATCGTAGAGACCCAAATAATATTGGCGATATTATGTCAGATCCGTTGCAATATTTTTTAAATGACGACGAATATGAAAAAATTGATATTGTTAACATTGGCAGACAACAATATCCAGATGACCTTCCAGTAATATTTGGTGGTGGTGGTTTGTTAGCCAATGAATTTTTTGGTGAATCAATGGATTTAGTTTTTAATCATCCAGATATTAACCAGTTAGAAGAAATGTGGGATCATAGATGGAGATTATGTAATACAAAATATCAAAAGTTATACGAAGCATTTAACAAAAATTTAAAAGATCATCTTACAAATGCTATTAGAGAGATTGAACAAAACGTTTCAACTAAAAGAATAGTTTGGGGTGCAGGACATAATCAACGAGATTATAATCCAAGCACAAGTGATGATGCAAGATACCCTAAAAAACTCAAAGATTACGATATGATTGGTATTAGAGATTATTGGGACGATTCTTGGAAAGCAAGAAATCCACTTTTTGATTGGGTGCCTTGTGCAAGTTGTATGCATCCGGCTTTTAATAAAAAATATGAAATTAAGAATGATGTAATTGTGTTCGAACACAAGAAACAACTAATAAAAGGTAATGATTTTGGAAATGGTGCAGTACCAAGATTTGTAAATTCTGGTGCTAACATGGACCAAACAATTGAATTACTAGGGTCAGCAAATACTATTTTAACAAACAGTTATCACGGAGCATATTGGGGTACACTTTTAGGTAAAAAAGTTATTGTACTTTCGCCGTGGAGTTCTAAATTCTACACATTAAAACACAAACCTTACTTAAAAGCCAAACCAGCCGGTTGGGAAGAAATGTTAGATGAAGTGTCTACACATCCTAATGCTCTTGCTGAATGCAGACAAGCAACAAACGACTTTTGGACTAGAGTCAAGGCAGTGTTATAATGAAAGTAGTAAGTTTTTTAGGAGGTATTCCGCCTCGAAATAACAATCCAGCAAAACCAGCAATGCTTCATGCATATGTCCAGGGTGTAAATGCCGCAGGTGACGTGGGCATTGCACACGAAGGAACAACATACGAAGAGTGTGATGTTGCAGTACTTCAAGGATTTGTACACGAGCACGGAAAAAATGCACCGCATTTGGCTTTTAGACAACTAGTACATACACGCAATACTGTAAAACCTAAACGTTGTGTTATTATTGATAGTAATATGTTCAGTTATGCTACTGGAAAGTTTAACGATAGTGAACTAATACGTTTTAGTTATGACGGTGTATTTCCAGCAACCGGTGACTACTGTAATTACGATGTTGAAACACCAGAACATTGGGATAGATTAAGAAATAGATACGGTTTAGAATTACTTCCATATACTAATAAAGGAAAACACGTTTTAATTTGTTTGCAAAGAAATGGTGGTTGGAGTATGCGTGGCGAACACGTAATTGATTGGCTTAGAGAAACATTATCTACATTAAGAAAGCATACTGATAGGCCAATAAAAATTCGTTGTCATCCGGGAGATAAAACTGCATTACATTACGGAAAACAAATTGAAAAAGAATTTGGTGTTCGTGTAAGCGATAC